TGCACACATTGTTTTTGATTAATCCAATAGCTTGCCACTCGCTCGTCTTGTTCTGGCGCAAGTTGCACCATCAACGCAAAAACTATGATTTCCATTTAACCAACCCATTTAAAAACTGCCGCCACAGTTATAATAAACGGATACATACTCCATAACATTAGCTCTAATTTGTCAAATCTTTTAGATCCTGACTCTAGGCGTTGTTCTATGGCAGAATATCGGAGCGCACATTCCTTCTCGTGAACCTCGATCTGTGCAATGGCTTCCTTGACGGTAGGCATGTTAGTCCGTTGTAGACCGTCTTTGATTTTGTTGGAGAAGGTTGAGTATAACTTTCGTATCTGCTTTAACATCGCTCAAATCTTCTGCGGTGTTTTGTTGAATGATCTCGGAACGTGTCATTTGGTTTTGCAGTTGATTTACTTCATCCTCGATTTCATCGACTTGCTCACTAAGCTCACTGATGTCCTCTGCGTTTTCCTGAGACTGTGCTTCGAGTGTTGTGTAGCTTGCAATTAAACCAGCACCGACCAGTAACGCTGGGGCAAGGTTTATTAGACTAGAAAGTTTAATTTCCATAATAACTCCTTACGCTGGTTTAGACGGTTTGGTATTAGGAAAACTTGAAGTTGTAGGCCAATCGCGAAGTTCTTTTCTATAAGACAACCAAACATCGCGGTTAGGGAAGTCAGGTGTTTGAGCTATGTTGTCTGTGTTTGCAAGCTCTTGATCTCTCCAAATTCTAGCTTCTAAATTAATTTTATCTTGAGTTGGCCCAGATTCTTTTATTAGCTCATAAGACCAACCATCAGAAGAGTAATTTTCTTTTACAAAATTTTCATCAGCCAATATTTCATTAAATTTTCCAGCCGGGTCAGTATCTTTATAAACCTTATAGACAGACATATTTTTACCCCATTGTAATTGGAAAGATCATTACTAAACCTGAACCGCCCGGCCCTGAATAGGTAGTGCCTCCATTACTATTATTAGTAAATGCACCACCACCTGCGCCCACACCTCCAGCACTACCACGAACTGTAGTGCTATTACCATAAGATGCAGCCCCACTAAAACCACCTTCAAAAGGAGGTGCTTGAGCAAAGGTTACTTGACTTGAACTATTGTAGTAAAAATATTGTCGTTTATCCCCTCCCATAACACCCGAAGTATTCAGAGTGTCATTAGAAGAGAGATCATCAAATCCATGATGCATTCTTATATTGAACAAATCAAAACCGAGCATTGCATTTCGTCCGTCATAACCGTTTGTTTTATCTAAATGATATTGAGTACCATTATTACCCGTTCCAAGTGTACCTCTCATAGATCCGCCCGGAATATAAGCATAAGCAGAATTAGATCCAAACATAGCCAATGATGCCATTCCATCAACCTGACTTGCAGCCGTTCCAAAGTTTACTCCTCCACCTCCACAACTATTATTTAAATTTTGTGCAAGAGGACTTCCTCCACCTGTATTGTTAGAAATATTGCCGCCTGAAGCCGAACCTCCAGCTACAGCAGAAACTCCACTACCATAATTACCTGCACCTCCACCATTCCCTGTCATCGTGTCAATACCAGTTCCTGAAAAAACAGAGTTTCCTCCTGCATTACCAGCAGAACCATTATTATTTCCGTCTGTTCTTGCACCTCCTGAACCTATGGTCACAGTGTAATTTTGTGCAGAAAAACTTAACCTAGAAATAGCGCAACCACCAGCACCTCCTCCGTTACAAGTCTTTGCTGCGTTCTGACTAAATCCTACATGACCACCACTTCCCCCAGCACCAATCACATAAACAATAGCTTCCATAGCAACTGGACAAGCCCAAGTTAGGCTTGTTTGAAAAATAAATCTCGGTAGCACACTTGATTGATCTTTCGCACCTAAAATTGCCATAAATTAACTCCCTAAAACTGGTTTCTTATCTGGAAAATCTGTAGTGCTGGGCCAATCACGTAACGTCTTACGATATAGCATATACGATTCATACATTGGGTGGTCTGTAACTGGACATATCCAATCACACTGTTGAAGTGCTAAATCTCTCCAAACTCTAGCACTAATTTTGTTTTCAGCTAAAATTTCAGCTTCTGTTTTTGGTGGCAAAGGTGGATTTACCTCAACATCTACATAAGAACCATCTTCATACAGGTGTCTTGTCAAACCATTATTGAGCAAAGTTTTTTCAACTATTTCCATATCTATTGATCCCTAAAGTATATAACACCAGCATAAGACCTAGAGGAATTTGTAGCCTGTGCATTAGCACATTTGACTTCTACTTTTAAACTTACATCAAATCGAACAATTTCATCTTTTGATTCTAGTGCATCAAGCGGATGAGGATCAAAACCATAGTAAGAACTTTGTATATGACCTAGATTATAAGTCGTTCTATCTGAATTAAAAGTAGTGTAATTCCAAACTTGACCAGATGTATAACCTGCACCCCCTGCCGCAGTTCCATAGATAGCCGCTGAATTAGGTATAGCTCTTATTTTTGGCCCTAACGCTGAAGATAAGTCACCAGTTGCTTGGCTAGTTCCATCAGTGCTACAAAGTATTTCTGTTTCTACACCATCAACTGTAATTTTCCAAGTTGTTGACCCTCCTCCTGCGTATGGCCCCATACAATAAGTTAGAAAACCACCAAAACCTGACAAATTAACGATAGTACGATAAGTGTCTGCTGCCGAAGCACTAGTAATAAAACTATATGGACTTCCTCTGCTATTATCATTATAGAAAAAACTGGTAAGACCCCTATTTCTAGCATTATCACTACTATTGTAAGTAGTGCTTGGAACCAAGCGATAGTGATAACTATTATGAATCATAACTCTTGGCATCATTAATGGGTCTTTGTTAAATGTTTTTTTGTTTCCTAACACAGCCATTATTTAATCTCCTACAGACTTACGAACCCAATCGTCCCATCAACATAAACTAATTGCACGGCATTACCTTTTGGTAAGCTACCATCTGCTGCTACCGAATCAATGTTTTGCGAATTACGACCTACAGTGACTAACCCATTTCCAACATTTTTAAGGGTAACAGTATCTCCAGCACTTGCTGAAGCAGGAAGTGTGATAGTCATTGCGCTAGATTTATTGCAAATAAGTTGGTCTCCCGCCAGAGCAGTATATGAATCTGTTTTTACCAACCATGCGTTGTAGGCTCCACCAACGGTAGAAAATGACAACACTCCAGAACCATTAGTTGTCAAAACCTGTCCGTCATCACCATCAGAGCTAGGTAATGTTAGCGTTATATCTGCGGTAGAAGCAGGGCCAATCAATGTAACTTTGTTTGTACCGTTATCTGAGTCTTCAAAAAACTCAATAAATCCTGCGCTTGTCGCACCATTTTTAAGCTGTATCCCTGCATTTGCTATGGGCGTTGTGAGAGTTGGTGTGGTGAGAGTTTTATTGGTCAACGTATCAGTCGTTGTTTTACCCACCAACGTATCCGTGGTGGCTGGTAATGTCAGCGTGATGTTGCCGCTAAATGCGCTGTGTGCAGGAGCTAATATCCTTGCATAGTGAGCGTTTGAGCTTTCACAATAAAAGTCAATGTAAGACTGCGCTCCACCATTTTTTATAGAAATTGCACCCTGACTAATGGCTACTCCATTTGTTGAGCCACCCGCCACACCAAGCGTTCCTGCAATTGTAGCGTTTGTTGTACCTGTAGGTATTTGAAAGACTGCGGTATCTGCGTCATTCTTAATTGTTACATCATTAGTTGAACCCTGCCCAGTGAGAATTAAACCTTCAGCGGCTGTGTAGCCTATGGCAGCAGCATCTCCTGCGGCTGTATCACCATCAGCATTTAATGTTCCAGCAGTTAAGTCTCCAACAACATCAACATTAGTTGTACCTGTAGGGATAGTTAAAACTGTACCATCAGCGTCATTTTTGAGCGTTACATCAGATGTAGAACCCTGCCCAGTGACAATAATACCTTCTGCACCAGTGTAACCTATCGCTGCTGCATCACCAGAAGACGTATCTCCATCAGCATTTAATGTTCCAGCAGTTAAGTCTCCAACAACATCAACATTAGTTGTGCCCGTAGGTATGGTAAGAACTGTACCATCTGCATCATTTTTTAAAGTAACATCTGATGTAGAACCCTGACCAGTGACAATAATACCTTCTGCACCAGTGTAACCTATCGCTGCTGCATCACCAGAGGCTGTATCCCCGTCAGGTATAAAACACGCTGCGGTAAGATCTCCTACTATATCTACATTTGTACCGCCTGTTGCAATGGTCAATACATCTGCATCGGCATCATTCTTAATGGTTACATCGTTAGTGCTACCTTGACCTGTAAGAATTAAACCTTCAGCGGCAGTGTAGCCCATTGCGGCATTATCACCAGCAGCAGTGTCACCATCTGCGTTTACAGTAGAAGCTGTAACATCGCCTACTATATCTACATTAGTAGTGCCAGTAGCTATGGTAAGAACTGTACCATCAGCATCATTTTTAATTGTTACATCTGATGTAGAGCCTTGACCTGTTACTATAATACCTTCAGCAGAAGTATATCCTATTGCGGCAGCGTCACCAGAAGCTGTATCCCCTCCGGGCTGAATAGTATTTGCAGCAAAAAAATCTCCTGCTACAGAAAGATCAGTAAAGACATCGTAAAGAATCGCGCCCGATCCTCCTCCATCAGAAGCAATGGCTTTAGTTTGTCCTGCGAGAACATCTACATTTGCTCCAGATCCTTGAGTAAACGAAAGAGTGTAGCTAGTGGCATTCTCTATAAACCAAAGTTTAGACACAGTATTTGGAGCAAGCGTTACCGTACATGCCTGACCACCACCTGTGAGTTTTAGATACATAGCACGAGGTTCACCATTTGTTGCTGTGCCATCAGGAATGGTCAAAGTATCTGTAGAAGCATTAGCGACTGCTTTAGTTGCAAACCCTAGAGCATCGCCTATTAATTCTAAATTAACATTCGTTTCGGTGCCCCACGTACCTGAAGATTCGCCTGTACCTATTTCTTTTAATCGTAAATCATTTACATAAGTTGCCATTTTATAAACCTCACGCGGCTATTTCTTCCCAGTTTGGTGTCTGTTCTGTATCTATCAGTCCCCATACATTTGTAGTGCCCACTGCACCTGTACCTGAAACTCCTGTTATCGCAAAAGTTACAGATATACCTGTAATAATATCTCCCAGAGCAGAATTTGCAGCTATACCTGTAGGAGCCACATTAACATCGCCAAGTGTAGTAACAGTTCCTAAAGCACTGGTAGCAGCTACACCTGTAAGGACTAATACATCAGGATCACCCCATGTGCTAGAGTTCCATGAACCCCGTCCCCAACCTGTTAAATTAGCCATTAAGCTATCCTGATAATCGCGTTACTTGCATCTGCGGTTGGAAAAGTTATAGTAAAATCTCCTGCCGTTGCCGTTTTATCTCCGCCAAAATCTAAAGCACATACTGCTCGATCTGAATTAGTGTCGTTATAAATTAGTGCGCCTCTTGCTGTAATAGTTACTGTAGAGAACGTCAGGTTAGCAAAGTCGGTAAACCCTGTTGTGCTGCCAGAAGATGGGTTAATATTAGTCAGTGCTGCTCCAGTAGCTGAATAACCAGTGCCACTCACTTCATTAGAACTTGTATATGCCGTAGTGCTTGCGTTTATAGTTGCTGAACTTGTATACAAAGCCAATTTAAAACTGTTGCCGCCACTTGCTAAAAAATTGTGTTTTGCCTCAAGTAGCTCTTTCTTGAAAGACGTACACATAGCCTGAGTTATAGCCATTACAATCTCCTAATTATATCTGCCATTTCTTTCTGTTGATTTTTTTCAAGCATTCCTGATAAAGTGGTCCTATCGCTTTTAATTGCTTCCTTTATATTATAAAGGATAACAGAGTATACATGATTCTTAAACGCCTCTGCCTGTTCTCTTATAGCAGGATGACTTCTATCTCCTATAGATATTATTTTATCTGTTGCTTCTTTTGCCCAAAACTCAGGATCATGTCCTTTATACTCTGTGGTAGCTACTCCTACCGAACCTACACTTGATACAGCTAAATCAAACATGTTACTGCACCTGTAATCGGGGTTGACCAGAACGATATGTGTCAGCACGTAATTTCCCATCACCAAGATTTTTAAGTAACAGTAAAGACTCAGAATACATCTTGTCGTACATAGCCACCATATCTGGTTCGCCTTTCAAAAATCGTATAGCTTCTACTAACGCTCCGTTTAACAATGCCGAATCAAATTCAGTACCAAGCCATGTTGTACCCGCATCTACAAGAGACTGTGGGTAGTACCCATAGTGTAACTCAGTAGAAAAACTACTACTGGGAGTTGGTCCTAATATAAAACTGTCTTGGTCAAAATAGGCGTAATGTGCAGGAGTACCTGTAGTATCAGGATTAGGGTATGCTTCACGCATAAAGTTAACATCTTTGTTTAACAAAAATGTATATACTCCGCTAGAACTAATAACAGCTAGACTATAAGAATACAAAAAATCACTGGGCATTGTTAGGTATTTATTACCTGAAGTCATTGTGCCTGTCACATTTTTACGTAACGCAGGAAACTGAACTGCGTTATATATTTTTTGTTCAGCCTGTTCAGTAAACAAAGCTAACTGACTATCTGTAAACGAGTTTTCACAAATGTCGTTAATATTTGTTTTTAGCTGTGTATAGGTCATTGTCATAATTTATGCCATTGGACCACGAGCAAATAAACCTTTAGTAGCGGCACCTGTACCACGCACTTTTATTTTACGATTAGTGGGCTTCTTCACCGGACCACCATTCTTCATTTTCATGGGCTTCATTTTCTTTCTCATACAATACTCCTTAAACTGTTACTGTAACTGTACCTACGCTACCTGTTGCTACCAAATCATTAGGTGTTAAACCAAAAGGATCTTGTCCTCCCCCAACAGGATACCAACCCCACTGTATGTTTCTACTACTAAACGGTCCAGATTCTACTATACTTTTATCTGGACGTGGATCACGTATAGCTTGTGGATCATCTACAGGAAACTCACCTAACTTTAACTGTGGATGATCTGGATTCCAACACTCATTGCAAGCCTTTAAGTTAGTGTTGCGTCCTTTCTCTATTAAATCTCGTAGATCCCTTAACTTATATTGAAACCCACATATATCACAATCAGCTATAGCTATTTTGTTAGAAGCAAACCTAGCCATTAAACATACCCTATACGAGGGACAAACCTAGCAGGGGCTTTCTCTCTATCTTCTCCAGCAGCTAACGCAAACTGTTCTTCGTACATGACTTTTAGCATTTCTATTCTAGGAGCCAAGTCAGGATCTTTCATGGCTATGTAATAAGCTAATCCTGCCACTAGACAAGGCAAGAATCTAAAATTCATATCGGCTGTTTCTACACCGCTACCAGCATCCTGTATACGCCTCATACGATAGTATTTAAAAACATAATAACTACTTTGATCTGGAACAGGCCACACGTTTATCTTCGGGTTATCACGTAACCTCTCAATGTAAACCTGTATAGGTCTACCTTGCGTTAACTTGTTAGGGATTGATGCGTAGGTGCTTACGCTAATACGTGTTATGTTAAGATCAGATTGTGTTGCAGTTACTCCGCTATTTGTGCGAATAACTTGTTCCAATAAATCTATAGTATCTGCGGGTAAATCATACTGAGAAGTACCCTCGACCATATTGATAGTGCCTTCATCTATGGTCCAGAGATTAATACCACGATTCTGCCATTCTATAGTTAACAAGTTCATAGAACGTCTGGCAGTCCTAAGATCATAACCAGAACGCATTTCACGACCTGCACGTTCCCACGCCTCTTCAGCGATCTCCGTGAAGTTCATGTCAAATGCTGTAGTTCCCGAAGTAGCCATTATTACCTCTTATATATGAAGAGTTTTCTTTCGCCTGTTCTCCATGACTTGACCACAACCTTTGGCTATCTTTCGCTTTCTTCTGGCAAGTCCACCACCACTCATTTTTACCGTAGCTGGTTTCGTGTTTTTAACCACAGTTTTCCCCTTCGACCCTGCACGTTTTTTCTTTTTAGCCGTAGCTGCTCTCTGACTCTTACTAAGCGATTGCGCCTTACTTCTAGGTAAGCAACGATCAGGGTTCTTTTTGTCTTTAGACGTACCACACTTACCCTTGATCTTACCGTCAGTGCCTATACGCACCCAGTCTTGGTTAACCCACTTCTTTAACTCACCCATTACTTTTTCTTCTTCTTAGATCCCTTTGCGTAATTAGGATCTTTACAGTATTTAGAAGCAGCCATATTTGCATAAGCTGATGGGTAAGTATCAAAGGTACGTTTTGCCCAAGACTTACCAGCCGGACAAATCTTGCCACCTTTTTTATAGTATCGTCTCATCGCATCTTAGCTGGACGTACACCACGCTTGGCTATTCCTGCTCCTCGGACTTTACCCTTACCTGTCGTCTTCTTAGCACCACCTTTAGTGTTGCCTTTGGTAGCCATACCACCACCTTTCATACCACCTTTAGTAGACATGCCACCCTTGGCGTAACCTTTGGTAGCCATACCACCAGCTTTCATAAAGCCCATGTTGTTACGAACTTTTGTTGGTAGTTTCTTTAAACCTTTCTGGTCTGCGGTAGGTTTTTTAAGACCACCTCTACTGTAACCTTTGGTCATGCCACCACCTTTCATGCCGCCCTTGGTACTCATCTTGGTGTTCATCATGCCGCCTCCTTTCAAATCTTTTCTTCGGGTCTTACCAAGTTTTTTGTTCATAAAATCACGTAAAGATTCACCTTCACCCAAATCTTCTTTGAACACCGCTGCCATTTTTTTACCGTCTTTATCATAATACAGAGACCCTGCTTTTTTAGCCGCAGCGATACTTTTATATTTTGTATAGTCACCAGATGCAGCAGGTTTTTTACTACCTCTTGAGGCAATATTTGTATCTTTACCGCTACGTGGCCCCATTCCTTGTCTTGCATCTGGTTTTTTTGGTTTGGGAGCAGTAGCTCTGGTATTAACTGAGGGTCTTCCTGTTTTTGTTTTAGTTGGAGTATCTTTAGAAGTTGTTTTATCAGCGGTGGTTTTTTTATCTCCGCTAGTTAATGCTGCCCCGCCAAGAGCACCTGCCCCTACACCTGCTACTACACTTGTTCTTGGGCCTCTACGTTTTTTAATTAACTCACCTGTTAAAGCCTCTCCCGTAGAAGCTGCTGAAGCTGCATCTTTAGTTCTGGCAGATACACCCCTTCCTCCTCTAGTAGCTACACCCCTTGGTCCTCTAGTAGCAGGAGCTTTGCCAGAAACGCCCAACCCCGGAGCGTTAAAATCTTTACTCTGAGAGCTAGTAGCTACTCTTTGTTTTGCTCCTCGTTTTTTTCTAGCTACATCTTTAGCTATCATAGAAGCAGTATCATCTTTAGGAGCTTGTACTCCTCCTGTACCACCTTTTTTTAATTTTTTACCTGTTTTTTTTGCGTAGGCAGCGGCTGCTTTTTGTACTTTATCTTTACCAAATTTTTGGATTGCTTTTGCCATACCTTGCCGCGTAACTGCGGTAACCACGGGAGCTAATGCTGCTGCAATTGCTGGTAACGCCATGATAAATTCTCCTTAACTTTGCACTGCTTTAGCTGCCGCTTTTGCATCAGCCTTAGATACGATTTTAATAATTGGTTCTGCTGCGGGTGCTTTAGTTAATGTAGCCGCAGGTTTCTTTGTCGTCTTTGCTTTACTCTTCGCCATCTTCAGTCTCCGCGTATAAATTATCAAATGTTATGCTTGGGTCCATATAACTATCATCACACTCAGCACTATGTGTCCACTGGCTGGGTCTAAAATCTGGTGCGCCTTCTCCACACTCCCAAAGTGCGGGATTAGTAACTCTTACTCTGTTGTTAGGTAGAGCTACTATATTACCTGTCCAAGGTCCGGCATCTGTCAGTTCCAACACATGACTCTGTTTATGTTGAGCAGGATCATCTGATATGTGGCTGTCAGTGTAATCTACTGTAAACATATACCTGCCAGTATGAAACTCTCCGTTTATTTTACATATCCAAGGACTAGAACTTGTTCTGTCGTAGATATGTACCTGATGATTACGAGAACTACAATCCCAAGGCTGACATAATCTTGGTGTCATAGCTTCAGGCCATTCGTCTAATATAGTGTCTCCTACTAATGCAGTGATAGGCATACGTGCCCACATTGCGCCACCATGTACGTTTGGCTCGTTGTCATCATCGTATGTTTCTGCTCCCGTAAAAACTAAATGAAAACTTAAACATCTATCGGGTATACACGTTACCGCTATTGCAAGTGCATGAAGATACTCTCCATGATACTGATTGTGATTGTGCGTATACTCTCTCCTCACCCAACATTTGAAGTGAGGTATATTCGATTGCAAATATGCCACTTAGCATCTCCATCTTTTTCTCGCTTGCCTTAACCTAGAATTAGGATCTTTGGCTGCTTTTGGAAATTTTTTCATCTGCCCAGCAGATCTAGCGCAGTAAGACTTACGCCTAGTTGCTCTTTTACCTGTAGGCTTCTTTTCTGTGACGGCTGTTTTAAGTTTGCTGCCGGGATTTTGCCGTCTGTATTTAGCCACCCCTTTAGCTGTCATACCCGCGCCAGACTTAGTGGGGCGTTTATCCCCACTCTTTATAGACATACCTTTCATGCCCTTGTCTTTACGGACACCACCACCTTTTTTGTAATAACTACGCATAAAACACAGTTATCGAAGACATAGTAGTTTGTGTGTACGATATGTATCCACCATCTACAAATACTATCCCATCATCAGGTACATCTGGATATTCTGTAGAGTTTGCTGCGGCTACCGTATTAAACTGCATACGTATCTCTCCAGAGGAATTAGTCTGGCGAAACGTAATAGTTCCAGCAGTGCCAGTGTTTACTGCGTACAACCCTTTTAACCGCATACGTCCTTGAAACATGGGAGCAAGAATAGAAGTTCCCGATCCGGCACTTACGTTACCCGCTGGATCTCCAACAGCAGTTATGGATGTAATCGTAGCAAATATTTGTGATCCTGTTGCTGTATCACTATCTACACCTGTTATAGATTCGGTAGCGGCTGCACCCGTTTCATCAGTCCCTACTGCGGTAAAAGAAATACCGGAGTCATCGCCAGCACTTAATATAGTGATGTTTCTAGGTTGGTCAAATGTAACACTACCACCAGAGGCTAAAGCACCTCCGATGGTAAGCGCAGCATTATTACCAACAGCAGCGGCTGTAGATATACCATCAGGATCAGCAGTTGCGGCCTCTATAAAAGTCGATTGAATATCAGAGGACATTGTTAACCTCCTAGATTAACTAAAGCTATGAGAAACAGTGCCGTCACCAAATACATGTCCATTCAGAAGCCATATAGCATCTGTAATAGCTACGCATCGAATATGCCCACCAATAAAACGTCCGTCAGTATCAGCATCCATAGTTAATCTATAATCAGCAGCGGCAGGAACATTCCATCCGGCAGTGTCGATATCTTCGTTTAAAGCTACAACACTACCAAGTTCATCTTTATCAAGTTGGAACACCATTCCTTGGAAAGTATCTGCACTAGAAGCTCCTTGTAATATAAAGGTGCCCGTAAATGTAGTGCCAATATGGAACTCGTAGAATATACCAGCAGAAGCCGCAGGTAACGTAACTGTTATACCTGCTGCTCTATTAAGACTAAAAATAGTGCCAGATTGTGCTGCGGTAGGTGCAAGTGTAGCATCAGTTGCACTTGTAACCGGAAACAATTGACCAACTAACGTAGAAGATAAGCTAGTTGCACCAGTTACAGCTAATGTGCCGCCAATAGAAGCATTGTTGCTATAAGTAGAGTTGGTGGTTTCTACACCAGTGCTTTCGGCTACAGAAATATCCTGAAAGCCATTTTCTGAACGGACTGGTCCGTTAAAAGTAGTGTTCGCCATTAAGTTGTCCTCACATGCGAGTTAAGTAAATCTGTCTGCATGTCGTCAGTCGGGCCTGTCAGATTTACCGGATAATCCCGATATGTATCAATACTGCATGATACCTTAAACGATGTCAAATAAAAAAGGGGAGCGTAAGCCCCCCTTAGTATGCCGCCTTACTAATCTAAGCTCCGGGGCTTCCGAATATCCCAAGTGGGTCGGATACACCGAAGGAGTAACGCTCACGGGCTTTGTAGCGAGAGTTGCCCGTATCAAAATCTGCATCCATAGATGTAGACATTGGGGTACGAACAAAGTGCTTCAAGCCATTAGGCACGTCTGTCATCAAGAACCACGCATCGGTATCCGTCAGGTAATGATTAATTGAATAACCTTGAGGGATAGCACCGTTATTGCGGATTGCATTGAGATCGTTGTCTGCCGTTCCTACTCGTCCCTCAGTCTCCAACAAACGAGTTGCAACGAATTGCAGGTTTGAGGGAATAATGAGTTTAGTAGGTTGTGCAGCAATCAACAGGCCACGCTCATCAGTCCACTGACCAATCTGAATAACAGCCGCTTCCAAAGAAGTTTCGTTAAGATCAGAAGCCGTGGTAGGACGGTTTGAGTTAGTGCCACCAGCAACAAGTGGATGAGCCGTTGAACAAAGCGAAACACCATCGCCATAGACGTTGGTAGAACTAAACGCATTGTTCAATATTGCCGCAGCCTTAACCTGCTTGGTGTACGCCATTGCGCGAGCAAGTGCTTTGGTGTATCGGGCTGACAAAGTATCGTAGAGATTATCTTCGATAGCTTCTTCTGTCAAACTGAAACCCATCGCCACTGTTTCGTGCGTATAGCGAGCCGTGAACGCTTCTTGAGCATTATCATACTCAATTGCAGCACCTTCATTCTTAACAGGTGCGGCAGAGAAGCCAGACAACTTAGTTTCTTCTTCAAAGGATCGATCTGAAGTCTCTGTTTCATAGATCTCAGAATGTTCCTCACCATACTTTGCGTACTCCAACCCAAACAAAGCGTTAAGGCCGGGAAGGAGTTCTTTAAGTAATTGCGCTCTTGAAATAGCCATTTCTCAGACCTCCTTACGCAGTTCCGGTAGCATCGTAATACTCATGCTGACCGAAGTTGAGTTTAACAAGAACCTCTGGATACTGCCTGAACACAAGAGTCGAGTTCAGTGTAGCAATCGGTGCTTGGTTTAGAACAACCGTAGTTGCTCCAGCCGCAGCAGCCGTGTCTACAAAAGATCCAGAAGCAACGTAGTTGCCATTGCTATCTAGTGATCCTACATCTGTACCAACCACCAGAGCTTGCGGCAATGCCGAACAAGTTACAGTAGCAGTAGAAATAGAAGCATAAGTAGCAGTGCCAAGTGACACTAGACTATCCTCAACCACACTCAGCATACGAAGCGGTAAAGCATCCGTAGTTGCAGGAGTGTCATCGGGGGCAAGAACAGCATTCTTGGAGTTACCAGTAGAAGTGCTACCAGTATTGTTTATCATCGCAAGATTCTGTCCTACCATTGCTTGAGCACCAGATGCAACAGTAGTAGTTGCAGAGCAGACCACTGCCTTGAAAACCAAGTCAGGATCGTCAGCTACAATACCTACTATATCACCAGCCGCTGTACTAGCAGGATAGTTTTGCCTAAAAGTGGGTTGGCTCGTATTGGGATCTGTATAACTACAGCCCAAGAATACACCTACTACAGTACCAGCCGTACCAGTGGTAACACTGATTCTCTGTAGATTCCCCCTAACCAGAGCCACTAAATCTCCATAGAAGATTCCGGTGCCCAAGTTATTAAGGATAGGATATTCACGAGTAGACCCAGCATACGCCTGACCTCCGATGAGGTTAACAGGCTTTAACCCGTATGGGGCATCTATCGTTGGATATGCCATGATACTTTCCTCAAAGTATAATTTTCAGTTACGCCCCTTTACCGAAAGTAACTTTAGTTTTACGGTCATTAAAAAGAGGCATTCGTGGATCGTTTTCGCGCATGAGGTTGTTGTCCACGGACTCCATCTGAGACTTAGCTTGCAAATCGTAATAATCTGTACGTTCTTCAACTAATTCTGATGGAGCCTTACAAAGCATTAACCCACCAATTACTATATTATCTTTAAAGCGTTCTTGCTCTACGGTAACCATAGTAATTTCGGGATGATCCGTTGCTTTGACAGGTTCCCAACCTTCGCGTAATTTTGAGGAAACATTTGGGGCATCAACATTACCCTGTGTACTTACTCGTATCCAGCGAAATGCGTAGCCCGGCTCGTCGTTAGGTGAAGGCAATACTTCTGGCCTACTCCAAGCCTGTTTACGGGCCGTTTTCTCACGGGTTTCGTGTTCACGGTCAATTCTGTTTTTAGCCATTACGCTTTCCTCATCTCTTCTGCAACCTTTTGGGCGTATAGTTCTAAAGGAACTCCAAGTTTCTTAGCAATAGCCACCTGTGTCGAAGATAGTCGAACCTTTTTAGGTGCTGTGCTCCGCGTAGCGGGTGCGACTACATTAGGCTGTCGTTTAGTTTCTTGTTCTTCCTCTATAATTTCTTCATCAAACTGTTCTGGGAACAACTTCCGCATACGAGAATTTATAGTCTCGTAGTATTCATCACTATTTGGGTCGATATTATCCGAAACAAGTTTCTCATGCAACCCCATTGCATAACCTGTCATCTCTTTATCAGAACCAAACCACGAGTTTTCTTTCGCCCATTCTGCGGCTCTTTCATCAACTGGTTGCGATGTTGGTGCTTTAGGAGTTTCTTCACTGGTCTGCAAAGCACTAGGTTCAAAGTTTTTAAGTCTGTCTACTTTTATATTAGCAGCAGTCAACTTTTCTTGTGCTTCAACTACCTTATCTGCATCACCTGCTTCATAGGCTTGTTTATACTGGCGTTTAGCAATAAGCATTTCACCAGCAGCAGTTTTCTTAGCTTGTTCTAAAAGAGCTTCTTGGTTTTTATCTACAGTGCCTTTAAGCTCTTTATTTTCTTCAACTAACTGTTTTGCATATCTTTCAAATTCTTCTCTTTCCCGAAGAGCAGCTTCTTTAGCTCGTCTTTCATCGTGGTAACCTTTGCTAAAATGTTTAATTCGGTTACGTACTTTGTCAGAATAATCTTCCAACTCCTCATCTGTAACCTCAGTCGGAGGCTCAGAAGGCTTACGGTTACGGTCAGCTTTAGGTACATCATCCACAATTTCGATTTCAAGTTCATTATCACTCTCCTTCTTAGCGTTAGAGGGTTTCTCAACTTTCTGTTCACTTGCAGGTTCTACTTCAATTTCCTTATCATCTTCCCCTTCAGGAAATGTGTACTCAACTTTTTGAAACGCCATTTTATACTCCTTACACTCGTGTTACGCCACGAGGATCGGCTACAACTGCTTCGATTGAATCGTCATTCATCAGACGATATTCTTTACCACGTACTTTAAACCTTGTACCTGTATTCATGCGGAACATTACATAGTCCCCTTGTTTACACCAAGGCCCACTGGGGAAACGATCTTTGTCAGAGTAGGCTTCTTCACCTACATCTAATACAAGACCAATAGTAGACATCACGGTATCCAGATGTATTTCTTTACTGGATTTAATAATGCCACTATCACCGAATGTTTCTTCAACATCAGGCATAGCCACTAGGACTCTGTATCCCACAGGTATTGGTAATTCAAGTTCTAAGTCATCATCTATCAACGATTGTTGCATTGGTTCAGTCATCATCATCTTCCAAGTAATTGCGCGAGAGGTCATTAACGTGGTTTAAACAAGCATTCAGACCTCGGATCATGCCTGTTATTTCTCTATACTGGGAATAGTCTTGTGCTCCCCCACTATTTAGAAATTCTGATGCAGAAGATTTATCTTCTTCGATTTTATCTCGTAGCACGTCAAAGACGGTTTTAGCCATAAATTACCTCTTGGTAGTCTCCCTTAGTAAATCCAAATCTAATTTGGTATTATCTTTTCTTCTATCCGCAGCAAGTTTTGCTCCTGCTTTTTGAGCGTCTAAATCTAACTCTTGTTTATCTAGTGCAAGTTGAGCAGCATCCATATTCGCATCTGATTGAGTCTTCTGTGCTTTCAACTGTAGTTCTGCTTGTTTAATCTGAGTATCTGCTTGATCTTTTTGTGTCTTGCGCTGTACTTCAGCTTGTTTAACTTGTATCTCTGCTTGTTGTAACTGTAGTACAGGGTCTTGTGCTTTAGCTTGTGCTTGCGCTTGAGCTATCTCTTGTTGATGTTTCTGGTTAAGTTGTGTTCCTGCTTTAGCCAACATTCTTGATAACGGAACTTCTAACTCTTCTGCAAGTTCTGCGTTAGGATTAGGTAGTGGCGCACCTATTTTCTCTTCCATTTCTTTACGATACTTAAACCCAAGATGCTCTGCTATATGTGCTTGGAGCGCAGCATTTATCTGTTGTGCTTGAGGATTCTGTGCAATGGTTTGAGTTATGGTTGGATCTTGTATAAACGCTTGATGTGCTGCCATGTGTGCGTCATGGTCTTGGTAGATAAACGCTTTTAGTGGTGTACCGTTCAGAGCATTCATATTTTCACTTACAGGATCTGCGGGTTTAGCATCGTCTTTAGTGGGTACAAGTTTATCTGCATTCTTTATACCTAACACTTCAATCATCTGGCGGTGTAACTGTGGTAGATCGTAAATCTGTGGAGCTTGTTGAGCCATCTGTAAGACAGCTTGATACTGAACCACACGTTGTGCCATCGTAGAACTATTGGGATCACTGACAGGTATAACATCTACCATCATGTAATCAGACTTACGTGCTGTTATAGCTCCACGAAACGGTTCATACCCATACTCTGCCGGAGCGTATTCACCTATTATGGTTTTGAGCATCTTGAACTCTTGCTTCATAGCATAGTGAACACGAGCCTGTACCGCTGCCATTGGCTTCAAAGTTCTTTCAAGTAAAGCAAGCGTTGTTCCCACAGGTGCATTAGCTGACATATCAGATATGTTCATGTCACTGATTGCACCTAACCTACGGCCTTCATCAGTTATCTGGTTAAGAAGTGCAAGAAGTGTTTGACTAGGTTCCTTGTACGGCAAGGGCATGATGTTCTCACGAATGCTACCTGATGGTACGTCTACATCCTTAAATTCCCCCGGCTCTATGGGGGTGTCATCACCTTTGATCCGTAGCCCACGAGACTTCAAACCGCCCGGAAGGTTAGCCAGTGTTCCAGCGTCTACAAGCTGTCTTATGAGAGATGTACCTGCTTTAGCGTACCCCCCTATGATGTGTATCAAACCAAGACCGTAAAAACCAAATCCGGGCACATAGACATAATGTACAAAGTGTTGACGTTTTAACATCAACTCATCGTCAGGGTTCCAGTTACGTCTTATGGCTAGTATTTCACTACTACCACGATCCATAGTAATAACGTAAGGTTTTGCTATCTCCTCCTCATCGTCATCTAATCCCTCAAGAACAACATCAGCATGTATTTCGTATAGAGAATACCTATCGTCATCAGTCATAGAGAATCCACCATCCTCGGCTTTCTTCTCTTCAATATCACTGTGATAAGGTACAGGCTCTCCTAGATCTACATCCCTATAAAACCCGTTAACCTGTAGTTTACGGACATCGTTTTTTGTTCTTCGCATTACATGAGTAACACGTTCCGCAGACTCTATGTTAGACGCACCATAAGGTACAATGACATCTTCTGCCGGAATGTATATAGCGACCTGTCTACCTATATTAGGATCAAAGTAAACCTTCTTAAACGCAGAACCTGCCAAACCAAGACTGTACAACATGCGTTCATGTTCAGGGCGGTACTCTACCATCTTCTCGGTCAACTGATAGTTCATGTCAGCTTTTACACGAATAGCTGCATCATCCTTTTCTTTAGTTTCTTCGCCTATAATCTTTACACGAACAGGACCAGCCGCAGGAAAAGTCTCACTCATTGTATCTGCTTGGAATCGTATAGTCGCTTCGGCAAGCACTGTAGAGTTCACACCACAGGCTCCTTCCCAAGGAGTGGTGCGCTCGTCATATTTAAAACCTATAATATCTAATCCCCTGACGTAGGTATCTGCCCACTCTTTCCGACTGTCCATATCAGAATCTACAAGTTCTAACATCTCGTTTGCTAAACTAGCTAGAAAACTCTCATCAAGAAACTCTGCCAGATTAGCATCAAATGGTGTCATATCTAGGGGCATAGCATCGGGTATGAGTGTTAACTCAACGCTACCATCATCCAAAGTCACCATGTCTGGATTTACAATCTCTATCTCCAACTCTGTCGGTTCTTCCGCAAGAGCCGCTTCGTCTATACCTTGGGGGGCAACGGTTATACCTTTATCAACAGCCATACATCACCTCAGTAATACCCACTCGCTTTACGCTTGAAATATCTTTGATCTTCTGGCTCATCACTCGGCAAGCGTATAAACCCACCCTGTCTGAACCTCATTAACACCATGACGGTAGAATCCACAAGGTCATCGTTACTCATAAACGGAAACCCTGCTATCTCTTCAACAACTTCTTCGGCCCACCTTGTCGGTGGAACCCAGCACAACCCAGAAGCTACAATATCAGATACAGAATTTAACCGTGCGAGCTTGTCACCTGACCCTCTATGTGGGGTATACTCCGACACAGGTAATCCCATCCTACGCATTTCCTGATACAGTGCAACCCCAGAACTCTTTTTCTCCACAATAAACGAGTCAGGTTCCCAGAACTTATACTCTTCCAATGCCAACTCTTTCAGTTCGTGGAACTCTAACCGCTGTTTTATACTATTGAGTAAAATTATATTATACTCGTTTGTTTCCTCGTTGAGAAACACACCCCATGTAGTCAGTGCTGTGTAGTCAGCACGATTGTGTTTTTCTGCCGCAGCATCGAGCGACATAATTATATACTCACATATGGGCGGTTCATCAGCCATCCACATATTCCACCACTCCCGCTTCACAAGTGCAGCTTCTTCTGCCGTGGGTTCCTGCTGATACTGTGCGTTCCACTGGAATGTAGGCATGGATGCCTTAGTACGAAGCAGAGCTTCAAGATCAAAAAACTCAGGCCACAGCGGTTTTTCTACTATCTCATCAGTTTCGGCATCTTCTATCTCTAAAATAGCAGGGAACTCGATGACCTCAAACTGATCTGAGCGTTCATTCTGCGCCATATCCTTAACTACACGCCCTGTCAGGTCATCCATATGCCAACGTGTCTGGACTATAGCTACCCGACCTCCGGGCATCAGACGTGTTCGTGCTCCAAACGTATACCATTCGTAGGCTTTCTCAAATGTCGAGAAGTTACCGTTAATTACATCTTGTTCTGAGTGGGGGTCATCTACCAATAGTAAGTCTGCTCCACGACCAGCCAGTGCTGAACCTACACCACAGGCATAATACTCACCACCTGAGTTCGTGTTCCACCGACCTGCGGATTTAGAGTCTATTGCCAACTTTACCGTAGGAAATATCTGTGCATACTCGTCAGTTGAGATCAAATTACGTACTTTTCGACCAAAATCTACCGCCAAGTCCGTGGTATGCGACACCATCATCACTTTTTTCGTAGGATTCCTGCCAAGAAACCACGCTGGGTAGAAAATAGACACCAACTGGGACTTACCATGCCGTGGGGGGATGTTTACACAGACTCTATCCTTAGCTCCCTTCTCAATATCCATCAACATGTTAGCCAGAATCCTGTGATGCTTACCCACTATGTAATCTGGCTGCATTCGCTTGCAAAACTCTATCAAATCGTCGTATGCTAGTTTGTTTTGTCTACGAGTTGCCAGTTCATCCACGATACGATTGATCTCTACCACCTCTTCTGTAGAAAAAGAGTCGATATTGTCCAACATCCGCTGGATTTCATCTTCAGAAAACTCATTTTCGTCCATGTTTACGCCTGATAGCCTCTTTCCCACGTTTAGCTATGGCTGCTTGCTTGGGTTTACCTGCAACTTTAGCTCTTTGTTCCAAAACTGTAAGGATTTGTATCTTTCTGGCAAAGGGTTTGTTGACATTTTTGACTCGACGTACCGTATCACGAGCATCTGCCTCTGTCGCAAACTTTATAGGCACTGTATCCTTGGGGTTCTCGTCTGTATACAGCCTACGACCCGAACCTTTTGGCTTTTTACCTGTACCTACTTTAGGATCTTTCTTCTTCCTCATCGTCAAACCCCAGTTCTTCGCAAACATCTATCGGTTCATCGTCAAATATAACAATATCTTCTTCATCTTCTGGTGGGTTTACCAGTTTCTCTAGCTTACCACGTAGTTTTGCACGTAAATCGTCTGTCGATTGGTGGGTTATAGTGATCTCGGACTTCTCGGCAAACAATCCTACGTCTGAAATCTTACCCAGAAGCTCTAAAGCCTTGAGTCGGTGCTTGGGATCAGCGTTTTCAGTCTCCAGAAGTAGTTTGTTTGTTACCAAATGCCTGACTTGCACTGAAGATTCGACAACTGCGTGTCCAAATTCTTGTAAAAGGTTACTTGTTAGTACGATTGATGCGGGGGTTAACTCAGAAACACGATTCGCGTTGGCTTTTTTAGATAATTTTTCGGGATCTTCCGCATAAGCGTTAGTCAAAGTAGCAGCGACATCCCTGTCTTCTCTGCTGGGGACAATATCTAAACCGTGATCTTCTAATGCTACGGCTGTGTTAGCAGCAGCCTCCATTCTTTCAGGTAGATCTAGCTGTTTTACCTCGTCGGGAATGGCAATACCTAACTCTGGTTTGAGTGTAAGTGTCATATCTGTTCGCAGGTCTAAACCGAAAGTGCCTATATACCAGAAAAATTTTTTGATTACAAGGCTCTGGGACTCCAAAGGGGGGTACTTCCCTATATAGAGGGGGTGGGGTGTGAGTTCTGGGAAAATCAGATTTGTTCGTGAAAATTAGTAATATATAGACACGTATGGAACCAGAGCAGCAGCGAGGGGGGTGGGGGGTCACCATAAGATACAGTACTAAATACCCCCATTTGCCTTGATATAATTCCATTCTATGCTATATTGGAACAATCGACAGCAAGTCATGTCGATTCACTGTATGACCAAAGTTTGGTCATACACTTTTATTAACTTTAAAAAAGGAATATTTAGCCATGGCTAAAGTAAAGCATACTGTTGCACAAGCAGTAAAAATAACTGTGCAAGCAGAGCATGAATGCTCTACAAAAGAAGCTACCGCTAAGAAGTTATTAGCGAAGCAAAAGGAAGCGTTCAAGGGTAAGATTGAAACGCTTAGATCAACCCAAGTAAAAGCAGTTCATACCCTGTTGGAAGAAATGCACAAGCAGTACGGCCCAGATATGTGGCGGTACTTGCTACCCAAGAATGATACTCTGCGATTGGGTGGCGATGCATTTTATGACGGCTTTAGAGCCAGCTATTTGGCTGGGTTTCCGCCAGCTTGGGCCAAGTCTGCTGGTAACAGCAAACACAAGTTTTACAAGCAGTATCGTAAAACTGTCAGTAACTTTCCCAAATGGCTCGATAAAAAGTGCGATGCCGCTAGGACGTACTGTAATAAAGTGGACCGAGGTTTAGATCCAACTAAGCGCGAAGATAGCGAAGAAAACCAAGCTATCAAGAACGCGAGGGCACCCATTGATATTGCTACACAGCAAGCTAACAATCTGCTAAGAGCACTTCAGAAACTAGAGCCGCAAGACATGCCAGAAAATATGTCTCTGCTATCTTTGCTAGATACGCTTCGCGGTACATTGCAAGATAATGGTATCAAGTTATCTCCCGATGCACTTGGGGAACCCACCCACTAACCAACTACGGGGCCAAGGATGGCCCCTCTTTTTTTGGAGTTTAAGATATGTATAGTCACAAGCACACATTGAACGAACTGTTAAAACTGGAACAGCAATTGATCCAGCTCCGCAACATGATCCCTAGTGAACATATAGAACTAATGTTTCATAACGATATGGGTGACATAATCCAATCAATCAATCCGCAAATAAAAACCTACCAACTATTGTGTCAGCAAGATAAGACTGGCATTGAATACCTAAAAGAAATTGTTGGACTCTCCAACTAGCCAATGCCCCACTTCGGTGGGGCTTTTTTTTCGCCCCACGAAACCAGTTCCCTTGCCGCGTTGAGTCATTACGCACATCACAGAAACCAGTTCCCCTGCTGCGCTGAGTCAGTCATGTGTATGACCAAACTCTGGTCATACAGGCAAAGAAACCAGTTCCGATACTGCGTTGAGCCTAATGTAACAAACGTAACACAATGTAACACAATGTAACAAAATAATGTTACATTATTATCTAGTGATATATTGTGATACATCATAACAATGAGTACCAGATACTACTTAATAAACTGTAACATCTAGTACTATTCTATCTATATATTTATAATGTAACATTTTATATAGAATGTTTATGGTTACGTTGGGTTTTTTTGCTTTGTAACAAAAATCTCCCTCCCACCCTCGCGTAAATATTTCCCCTCAAAATTCCCGAAAAAACGTAACATTGTAACACTACTTAATTATCAATAACTTACGACATCTCATGTTGTTACAATGTGTTACAATGTGTTACATAACACTACTTATTACTATATAATACAAAATGTGATGACTTGACACAGAATGGTATTTATGTCATAATTGAAAATGTAAGGTGTATCCTACATTTTACATTTAGGTGTATGACCTAACTTTGGTCATACAGATTCAAAACAACATTGGAGAAACATTATGAACTTTGAAGCAACTGAGATCGACACACCAAGTATCTCTTCTAGCGCAATGTTAGTTGAGGTTCGCATCAACTGTTGGACAGGACGCAAGAAGGACAAGGCTGTGTCCGAGGAAGTAACCACCGACAAGAAGGCAGATCGCGGTACGGCTACTGTCACTAAGAAGTTACTGGGTGACTGTGCCACACTACACGCGATTGACAAGCAAAGTAAGAACGCACGTAACGCATCCTACAAGCGCACCCTACCTTGGGCAGACACCGGACCGCGCTTGCTATCCACTGAACAGTATTTCAAGTTTCATCCTGAGATGACTGAGTGGCAGAACGAGTTCTACAAACTGGTCGATGACTTCGACCGCGCCTACCCTTTTGAGTTGGCTCAAGCTCAAGTTCGTCTGGGTGACTTGTTCGATCCTAGCGACTATCCCCACCCCGATCAGATCCGCGATAAGTTCCGATTCCACATTAGCTATATGCCTGTGCCTGATGCAGGTGACTTTCGTGTGGACGTTGGTAACGAAACCAAGCAAACATTGACCACACACTACAAGGAGTATTACAACGAACAGATTTCAGGGGCAATGAATGACCTTTGGACTCAGTTGCATACTTGCTTGTCGAATATGTCGGACAAGTTTGCCGAACCTACGGAAGATGACAAAGCAACAAAGACAGGGTCAAAGACGTTCCGCGATACGTTGTTTACCAATATGCATCACATGCTTGAAATGCTCAAGACGTGCAATGTCACTGGCGACTGTCAGATGGAAGCAATGCGCTTGCGGATTGAAGATGCACTGCATGGCATTACACCTGATGCTGTACGGCAAGACTCTCGGCTCCGTGCCGAAACCAAACGTGCTATGGATGACGCGATAGCACAGATACCCACACTTGATATGTAAACTAACTGTATGACCAGAGTTTGGTCATACACCACATTGGAGAACTATTATGTCAGACGCAAAAGATATTTACGCATTATCAATCGATCAGTGTGTTAACGCACTGTTACACACAGGTCACCTACGGACTATGTTGGTCGAAGGTCACATGGGCACTGGCAAGTCATCGATGCTACCGATGCTAGCCGCAGTCAAAGCCACGCACATGCCTTGCTACTTTGACTGTACCACCAAGGACTTGGGTGATATCACCATACCTAACATCGCCCACATGGATGACGGCTCTGGGTACGTTCAGTATTTGACCAACGAAGAACTGGGCGCACATCACCACAAACCAGTGCTCTTGATGATTGACGAGTATGGCAAGGCTAACACTGCCGTCAAGAACTCACTGCTACGACTTATGTTGGAGCGCAAGATCGGTGGTTACACACTACACCCTGACTCGATAATATTTGCCACCACTAACCTTGGCGCTGAGAACGTGGGTGACATGCTACCACCCCATGCACGGAATAGACTTGTCCTAGTCCGTATGAAGAAGCCAACGGCTGATGACTACATAGCCTATGGCATACGCAACGACTTTGATCTGGCATTGCTTGGGTTCGTCAAAGAGTACAAGACCGCATTGTTCCAAGACTTCACACAGGTCAAAGATCCCGATGACAATCTGTACATTTTCCACCCACGTCAAGAGCGTAGGTCATTCTTCACACCGCGCAGTGGTCATGCTGCATCTGACGTACTCAAGCAACGTCACAACCTAGACGATCACACCCTGACTGCACTACTCATGGGTGCTGTTGGTGAGCGTACAGCGATGGACTTGATGGCGTTTGTAAAGATTGGCGATCAGCTACCATCACTTGAGTCACTCAAGAACAACCCCAAGACCGCAGTTGTGCCTGACAGTACAGCGGCAGTTTGCATGGTGGTGACTAAGGCACTGATGGAGATGAGTAACAAGTGGATTGACGCATGGATGGATTACATGGTGCGGCTCGACACTGAAGCGCAGGGTATGTTTGTCAACCAAGCCATACGCGAGACATACCAACATCGCAAGGTGGTTGTAGCTAATGGTAAATTCACAGACTGGGCGGTAGCTAACAACTATCTGTTCAGTGCAGACAAGAAGTAGGAGGTGACAAGATGTTAATTGGTAACAGAGAACTGACAGGCGAAGAACGTCTGAACAAGGCAGTGGTCGCTATCATGGCTGAACCTAAGTACACAGCACTGGCAGGTGTACTGATGATTGGTGACAAGACAGTAGAAGATGACGTGCCAACAGCCTATACCAACGGACGTGACGAGAGGTATGGTCGCAAGTTTATTATTGGACTGACTGACGCTGAGTTGCGCGGGCTGGTACTGCACGAAAACTACCACAAGTTGTTTCGACACCTTACAACGTGGCGTGATCTGTGGGATCAAGATGGCAAACTGGCAAACATGGCATGTGATTTCGTCATCAATCTCAAGATACAAGATGAGAACAGGGATGGGTTCGCCAAGCTACCTGATGGTGGGTGCATCGATGAACGATTCCGTGGCATGAACGCCAAGCAAGTATTCGACATCCTCAAGCAAGACCAAGAAGAAGGCGGTGGTGGAGGTGGCGGAGGTGGACATGGCGAGCCACTGGACGAACATGACTGGGAGGGTGCTGACGGTCTATCAGAAGATGAAGAACGTCAACTCGAACGGGACATCGATGAAGCCATACGCCAAGGTGCGCTGTCGGCAGGTAAGTTGGGACATAACGTTGATCGTGACTTCGATGAGTTGCTCAAGCCACAAGTCGATTGGCGTGAGATGTTACGTGAGTTTATCAACGCTACCTGTGCAGGTAAGGACTTCTCGACATGGAACAGACCGAACCGCAGATTCATTGGGCAGGGTATCTACATGCCAAGTGGTGTCTCAGAGAAGGTCGAAGAACTTGTACTCGCAGTCGATACGTCTGGGTCTATCGGACAGCGTGAACTCACATTGTTTCTCACTGAGGTCAAGGGGATATGCACCACAGTAAAACCAGACAAGGTGCGATTGATCTACTGGGGTCACAAGATAGCAGGTGACGAGACCTATGAGATGGACGAGATAGATAATCTCACCAAGTCTACTAAACCTGTGGGTGGTGGCGGCACAGAGGTTGAGTGCGTCACTGAGTACATGAAGGAAGAACGCATCACTCCCCAAGCAGTCATTGTTCTGACTGATGGCTACTTGGCAGGTAGTTGGGGTGATTGGAGTTGCCCTTTACTCTGGGCAATATTGGATAACAAGGGAGCCAAGCCTAACGTGGGCAAGGTAACTCATATTGAATCGAGGAATATGTAATGACTGACGAGAGAATGGAATGGGGTGAAGCAAAGGCGATCATGGAGTTTTTGGTGAAGTACGCCACATCTCCGTGGTTCAATGGTGCGGCTAACCCATACACCAAGGAAGAAATCGAAGCCGCATGGAAGCGGATACAACAAGGCTAGGTGTATGACCAAAGTTTGGTCATACAGTAAATTTATACAGAGGAGAAACAGATGAATACTTTTGAAGAAGTAGAAAACTGGTACGACAGTATCAAACCCATGAAGAGTAAACACCACACGTTGGAGGATGACATAAGACCCATAGGTGATCGTAGGCGCAAGCATGAACGGATCGTCAAAGTAAACGATGACAAGTACGTGCTAGGCATGACAGGTGAATACTCAGGACACATACCCAATGGGGATCTTTACCCACTCATCACTTGGGAACGAGAAGGAAGGAGTAGGGAGTTTGTCACGATATGTCATGGCATAAGTTCCCACTCAAATGCAGTCATCAGCTTTCTTAATAGGTATGTGCCGTACCCGATGGACTACGCATCACAACACATACACCTTAAAGGTGAGAAGTATTACCTACCCCCATCTGTAGGTTCGTGGGCAACGACGAGCGGAGGTGCATATGTAATGCAAGCCACTGAGTACCGAGAGTATCTGTTTGAGAGAAAGCAAATTCGTCACGATTTGGTGGTATGGTCACTTCTCACGCCTAGATGGTTACGTGCTAAGAAGTTGGTGGACAAAGAGACCAAGCGTGAGTATGCCAGTGCGATACGTGACTTCTCTGATTGGGCTTGCATCATGGCTCCAGTTCTGAAGGGCGGCATAGATAAGCACAGACCAACCGTTGCTGATACTCCCACCACAGAAAGGGTACGAACAATACTACGAAGATATGACGACACACAGCGTGTTGATCTACTGACTTATTTCATGCGACACATACGAACAAGCGGTCACAGTATGCATTGGGACAATGTTAAACGTGAGTATGTGTACCCCGAACAGTTCACCGACAGAAACAAATTCAAGACACAGATCAACAATCTGGTGAACACACACTGCGACTTTTACAAGTATCTACCCATACGACAGGAGAACGAAGATGAAGTTTAGAAAGCTGACAGGTAAGGAAACAGGTTATAAATTGTATGGCGAACACCGACCAATACAAGTATCTGAACTGGTTGAGAAAGGTAGCAAGCAAATACTTATTGACTCAGAAGATATGGAAGTACACGACGAAAGTAAGTTTTACGTATCTGCGTATTCTTACAACGACCGTTTAGAAAGGCACGACATAAGGCGTGGTGAATCAAAGTTGGAAAATATGCGTCGAGTTATCCGTAGCACAAACTGTTTGAAGAACTATATCCGCTCACTACATAAATCGTTTGGTGGGGCACTTAGTTTCTTCGGTGACTTGGGTCGCGTAAATTACCCCAGAGATATATTTCACGAGAGGGATGGTAAGGTAGACCTAGATAAAATCTATGACTATGACGAGTATGAATGGGTAAGAGATTTTAATTATGAAGCACCTGCTAAAGTCCATGTGTACCGTCCACAAGATATGTATTGCCTTGGGTGGATTGCTTACGGTGATTACTCAAAAACCAAGACAGGCAAGAAGAAGTACGTGTTGTACTCAAGACACATCATCAATAATAAATCCATCCCAGAGAATAAGATTTATCACATGGCATTTTATGGTGCAAAAGAAGCAGCAGTAAGCCGTGCTTCAGCAGAGTTCAGACCGTTTACTGAGGCAGAATCATTGAGACAAACCATAGATGATGCAGGTTACAAAGCCAATCAGCATAGACGCGATAGAGCGCACGATAAGGATGACAAACTTGAAAAGGTTAGGGAGCTTATCGGTAGCGCCAATTCTAAGTTGGCAAAAGAGCTTTACAATCTGCTAGACACAGGGCATGAGTTTCTATCCAACGTGGTTGAACAGAGGGTGAGAGAGTTGCGTGACGTGTACAAACACTACGAAGAAATACGTGGCAAGACCTACGACATGGATGCAGTGCGGGTCTACGAAGATAGACATGGTGTGCAGAGATATAGTTTACACCGCATCGTTAACGCCACCGCTTATGAAAGAGAAATATGGGAGTTGACTGACGATGACAACCGCCCGATGACATTTACCAATGACAACATAAGCGAGAGTTTACGTGGTTCACTTAGTGTGTTGTCGATGCTAGAGGTGGGTGACAACGTGGAGGACGTGGGGTTCAGACACGACGAGGACTTATACTTTATATACATTAACGACGAGGAGAAAGGAAATGAGTGATATTCAAAGTGCAATGTTAAAAGCAGCAGTCAATGGGTTCTATAGTATGCAGAAGACACGCATCAGAGTAGGTAATAATGTAGTAGCAAACTTCAAGATCAAGATTGGTCAGGAACCAAGCAAGTCGGAGGAGACTCTGGACACTGATGCCAAGTTGTTACTGAGTAATCTTAGAACAAGTTACAAGAAGATTACCGATGGCATTGTGACCATGACTCCACGTCGATTCAAGGAAGATGGGTTGATCTCGGAGTACAGTGAGTTCTCATTGATACAGCAGTATTTCGATCTGGTGGCGGCAGAAGAGAACGCACTCAAGCAGATCACCTATGCGGTCAAGAAGTTTCCGATCTACAAGCATTTCTTGGAAGATGTGAAAGGTGTCGGCCCAACGATGGCGGCTGTCATAATTAGTGGCTTCGACATTCACAAAGCGCAGTATGCGAGTTCATTATGGGCATACGCAGGGCTTGATGTCGTGGGTGATAAGGGTCGGTCTCGCATAAAAGAACATCTGGTGGATCAGACTTATTTGGATTCAGAGGGTAAGGAGCAGACCAAGAAAGGTATATCGTTCAATCCCTTTATGAAGACTAAATTGATTGGTGTTTTGGGTTCTTCGTTTGTTAAGACCAATGGTAAGTACCGTGAGGTCTACGATAATTACAAGAGCCGCATACAACACATGCCAGTTCACGCTGAGAAAACCAAGGCACACATAAACAACATGGCGATACGCTATACTGTCAAGCGGTTCCTTGTGGATCTGTACACAGCATGGCGAACACTGGAAGGTCTACCTGTCGCAGACGAGTACAGCAAAGCCAAGTTGGGCATACACCACAAGGTCGCATAACCAAGCGAGTCAAGTTAGGAAAGAAAACCAACATGGACGAGCGAGTCATATTAACGCAGAAAACCAAAGGAAGGAAAGCGAGTCAACCATGTGGAGAAAACCAGCCGCGTGGAGCGAGTCATTCTATTAAAGAAAACCAAAATGAAAAAGCGAGTCAACCATTTAGAGAAAACCAGAGTCGGTAAGCGAGTCACAAAAAGGAAGAAAACCAGCTAGGCCAAGCGAGTCAGGGTTCCCAAGAAAACCAACGTGGATGAGCGAGTCAAAGATTTTGAGAAAACCATAACCAAAAAGCGAGTCAGGGCAAGGAAGAAAACCATTTCCCATGAGCGAGTCACATGGAACAAGAAAACCAGCAAAGCAAAGCGAGTCACACCAGTGGAGAAAACCACGGCAAATGAGCGAGTCAATGAGAATTAGAAAACCACCTCAATGAAGCGAGTCAGCGTTAAACAGAAAACCAAAATTGGAAAGCGAGTCAACCATTTGGAGAAAACCAGAGTCGGTAAGCGAGTCAAAGATGGTGAGAAAACCATTAAAAATCAAGCGAGTCATCGAGGACAAGAAAACCATTTCCAGTTAGCGAGTCATCAATAACGAGAAACCCTAGGCAAAAAAGCGAGTCACAAAAAGGAAGAAAACCATGACCGAATAGCGCGTCAGGATTAGGGAGAAAACCAGATTGATCAAGCGAGTCACAACACTCTAGAAAACCAACGGTCAAAAGCGAGTCACATTTATGTAGAAAACCAAATAGTGTTAGCGAGTCATGGAAGTTTAGAAAACCAACGAGTACAAAGCGAGTCATGCCGCAGGAGAAAACCAGTTCGAGCAAGCGAGTCAAGAAGTTCAAGAAAACCAGTCTGATTGAACGAGTCAAAAGTTATAACATGTTATAACAAACAGGAGAATAGCATGGACAACAGTGCTTATTACGTAGTAATAGACAATAATACTAAACGTGTCGATATATCATGTATTGGTATGGAATGTATTGACAACGAACTTTTGGGAGCGTATGATTCGATAGATAAACTCCCAGAGTGGATGCAAGGACGTTTGGCAGTTCTATATATTACGAGCAAGAAAGAAGCCGATTGGGTACGTGCGGTGGATGGTATAGGTAAAAGACTGCGTGAAAACGAATACTTGGTTTACGGTTTACGACCTAGCTGATAATGTTTCTCCAATAACAATCAGCACTTTTGAGGGAGCTTCGGCTCCCTTTTTTTATGCCCAAGTGTATGACCAGAGTTTGGTCATACAGTAGAAGAATACAGGAGTAGGTGTGAAAGCAAAGATACAAAGTTACCACACATCTTATGTTGACAGGGCAAATAGTAAACCCACATTGGTAGTAGAAAGAAAGAAGCAATTAGAAGCTATAATAAAAAGCGATGCGTGGTTACGCAGGGGCATAGTGAGTGAAGATAAAGATAGAAGTGAGCATAGACAACCAAGAGGTAGTTGAGTTGTTGGAGTATATTGTTGACGCACTAGAGGATATAGCAGATGGCTACGCCAGAGAGCAAAGTGAAACAGAAGGTGATGAAGTATCTTAAAGAGATGGACACGTACCATTTCTATCCAGTGACAGGTGGGTATGGTAAGTCGGGTGTGCCCGATATCGTTGGGTGCTACCAAGGCATGTTCTTTGGGCTTGAGTGCAAGGCAGGTAAGAACAAACCCACGCCACTGCAAGAGAAGAACTTGAAAGACATAAGAGATGCAGGAGGTGTAGCACTGGTGATAAACGAAGAGAACGTCGATGATGTTGTGAGGTTGATACAGGACTACATAGCATACAACAAACAGACGCGGGAACTGGTCTCAGACTCGGCAGCATCGAGCCTTGGTGCAGTGTTTACACACAAAGAGATGGTGAATAGGAGAAAAAATGACAAACAAAAGTGACGGCAGCACAGCGTCTTACTACCAACTACCCGAACACGCAACTGAACTTCAACACCTGATTAGCCACAAGGACATGAACGCACAGATCGGGGAGATATTTAGATCGTGCTACCGATACGGTGAGGCATCCCACAGTGACAAGTTACGTGATGCCAAGAAAATTAAATTTTATATTGATGCAGAGATAGAAAGGTTGGAGCGATGAATTTGATAACTCTAGATTTTGAAACGTACTATGACAAGACGTTTTCTTTGCGTAAGATGACCACAGAGGCATACATACGTGATCCTCGTTTTGAAGTGATTGGTGTAGGAGTAAAACTAAACAACGAAGAAACAGAATGGGCGAGCGGTACGCATGGAGAAATTAAAGACTATCTTGAAGATTTTGATTGGGACAAAAGTTTTTTACTGGCTCACAATACCATGTTTGATGGGTCTATACTTAGTTGGATTTTTGGTATTAACCCTCGCGTATATGCTGACACTATGTGTATGGGTCGTGCTATACATGGTGTCGAAACTAGCGTTAGTTTGGCTTCACTGGCTAAACTTTATGGACTTGGCGCGAAAGGTGGTGAGATACAGAACACCGTAGGTAAAGGTCGCAATGACTTTACTGACGCTGAACTGGACAAGTTTGGTGACTATTGTATAAACGATGTCGAATTGACCTATGGTTTGTTCAAGCGCATGGCACCGAAGTTTCCAAAGAAAGAGATGCACATCATTGACAAGACTCTTAGGATGTTTACACAACCTATGATAGATCTTGACTTGGCGAAACTAGAGAAGCACCTAGACGCTACACGCCACAAGAAAGAACAGATGCTAAAGTTCTCTGGACTCAGCAGAGAAGAGTTAATGAGTAACCCCAAGTTTGCAAAGATACTAGAAGAACATGGTGTAAAACCACCAATGAAGAAGAGTCCTGCAAACGGTAAGATGACATTTGCTTTTGCTAAGACGGATGAGAAGTTTACCAACCTGTTAGATCACGACAACTTCATGGTGCAAACACTTGTGACTACACGCCTTGGTGTTAAAAGCACACTTGAAGAGACACGCACTGAAAGGTTTATCGACATAGCCAAGCGTGGATTACTACCTGTACCGATAAGATACTATGCTGCACATACAGGAAGATGGGGTGGTGATGACAAGATCAACATACAGAACTTACCAAGTCGTGGCGAGAACGGTAAAGTTTTAAAGAAGTGCATAGTCCCACCTGATGGCTACACACTCATAGACTGTGATTCATCTCAGATCGAAGCCCGTGTGTTGGCGTGGGTGGCAGAGCAAAAAGACTTGGTGAAGGCTTTTACCAATAAAGAAGATGTGTATGTAAAGATGGCATCGAGCATTTATGGTGTGCCCGAAAGTGAGGTCACAAAAGAACAACGGTTTGTTGGTAAGACTACCATATTGGGTTGTGGCTACGGCATGGGGTCATATAGATTCCAAGATCAGTTGGCAACTTTTGGTGTAGACATAAGCATTGAGGAAAGTCGTAGGATTGTAAAAGTTTATCGTGAGACTAACGATAAGATTGTTGACCTATGGCAGAAAGCACAGAACATGTTGGTAGATCTAGTCAACAAAGACAAGGGAAGATACGGCACAAACGGCATTATAAAGTACAAAGACAACGGCATACTATTACCGTCAGGGATTATGATGCAGTACGAAGATATTAAATCTAAACAAGAAGAAAGAGGGTTGCAGTTCGATTATAAATCTCGTAGAGGCCGAACCAAGATATACGGTGGCAAGGTGATAGAGAACGTGTGCCAAGCGTTTGCGCGGTGTATTATAGCAGAACAGATGCTAAAAATTAACAAGAAACATAGGGTTGTGTTGACTGTGCATGACTCGTTGGTATGTTGTGTGTTGGATGATGAGGTGACAGAAGCCAAGCACTTTATAGAGGAATGTATGCGTGAGACACCAGAGTGGGCAGAGGGACTGCCGCTAGACTGTGAAGCGTTCACAGGTAAATCATACGGAGATTGTGAAGAGTGAGTGCCGCACCGTGGTCATACTCCAGACTGAAAGCGTTTGAGCAATGCCCCAAGCAGTTCTACCATTTGAAAGTTGCAAAGGATTATGTAGAGAAACCGTCCAGTGCGATGTTTTATGGCAACGAGTTTCACAGGGCGGCAGAGCGTTATGTCAGAGATGGAGAACCTTTACCACCTAAATTTATGTACGGTAAACCCGTGTTAGATTCTTTGATGGCAAAGAAAGGGACTAAGATATGTGAACACAGGATGGGTCTTACAGAGGATTTAGAACCTTGCCGTTTTAGTGACCGTAACGCTTGGTACAGGGGTATATGTGATCTGATTATCTTAGATGAAGAGGACAACTTAGCGTGGGTTGTTGATTATAAAACCAGTAAAAATAGTCGGTATGCAGACAAAGGACAGTTAGAACTAATGTCGCTTTCTGTGTTCAAACACTTTCCAATGGTGGAAAGGGTACGTGCAGGGCTACTGTTTGTTGTATGCAAAGAACTGGTGAAAGAAAATTATGACTATTCGACAGCATCGAGCTTATGGGTCAAATGGTACAAGGGGTTTGACAGGATGGAGAAAGCATATGAAACTGGCGTTTGGAACGCTAATCCTAGTGGTCTTTGTAGACAACATTGTGTAGTCACAGAGTGTGTGTATAACGGGAGGAACTAATGCCGTACAAAAACAAAGCAGATCGTAAGAAACAAAAGAACCCACCTGTGGGTAGTAAAGAACATAAGGCAAGGATGGAACGCCAACGTGCGAGGCGTAAGATGGATAGAACAGGAAAAGATGCTAATAAAGATGGTCGGGCTGACAAACGTGAAGGTAAGGACGTTAGCCACAAGAAAGCATTGAGTAGAGGTGGTAAAAACAAAGATGGTGTGCGTATAGAAAGTAAATCAGCAAACCGTAGCCGCAACTTAAAGAAGAAAAAGAAATGAAGCCTTTCTGCTATAACGCAAAGGTACTCAGGGTGGTGGACGGTGACACTATCGATGTGAACTTGGATTTGGGCTTTGACATATGGCACAAAACACGAGTAAGGCTTGCAGGAATTGACACACCTGAGTCACGCACACGTAACAAGGCAGAAAAAGTTTTAGGTAAAGCTGCTGCTATGAAACTCAAGCTGCTATGTGGAGAGGAAATATTATTGGAGTCGTTAGGTAAGGGTAAGTATGGGAGAGTGCTTGGTATTCCTTACACATCAGATGGCAAAAATATTTGCGAGATACTGGTTAAACAAGGCCATGCCGTGGAGTATTGGGGTGGCAAGAAACGCAAAGTGTGGGCGTAGACGGTGCTTAGATCCGTCTGTAAAAGGTATAGCTCCTCGTTCTCCATGGGGTGTTTGATTTCATCTGGCTATACAAAATCTAGGAAGTCCGAGGGTTTTGTTCCTTTTCCCAATATTCTCGACCTGATCCTATCGAGGGGCGAAGCAGGATCATACAGGTTATCTTCTATGCTATCTTCAGTTACTCCCCGGAGCTGCCACGTAAACCATTTGGTGATGTAAACACAATATGCAAATAATAGATGATAGAGCACTCGTTCTTAGAGTCAGAGACCCACATAAAGTAAGTGATGCCATAAGTCATAGCAAAGTATTACCAGACAACAAAGTAGTGGTCAGATGGGGGCTTGATGAGTGTAGGATTTTGAGGGACATGAACATCAAAGCACCCTCTCCGATAGAAAAGAAATACAAATGGACAGGGCAATACGCACCGTTTGAACACCAGAAAACCACCGCTGCATTTTTAACACTTCGTAAAAAAGCCTTTTGTTTCAATGAACAGGGGACAGGTAAGACTGCCTCTGCTATCTGGGCATCTGATTATTTATTATCCCAAGGCATAATTAACCGTGTGCTTATTGTATGCCCACTGTCTATTATGGATTCTGCTTGGCGGGATGACTTATTTAAATTTGCTATGCATAGAACTGTAGACATAGCGTATGGTTCTGCTAAGAAGCGTAAAGAAATAGTAGCCAACGATGCGGAGTACATAATCACTAACTACGATGGGTTAGCGATACTTGAAAAAGATTTACAGGATAGAGATTTAATAATTGTAGACGAAGCAACGCATTACAAAAATGCTCGTACAGATCGTTGGAAAGTTCTTAACAGGATGGTCAAACCTGATACGTGGGTGTGGATGATGACAGGCACACCTGCTGCACAGAGTCCTTTGGATGCATACGGTTTAGCTAAAATAATAAACCCCAACAGTGTTCCTAGATTTTACGGTTCGTTTAGAGATCAGGTAATGATAAGGGTAAGCCAGTTTAAGTGGATGCCAAAACCAGATTCATCGACTATTGTTTATAATGCGTTACAACCTGCGATACGTTTCACTAAAGAGGAGTGTCTTGATCTACCTCCTATGGTATACACAAAACGAGAAGTAGAACTGACACGACAACAGAAGAAATATTATAAAGAATTGAAAGGTAAGATGGTCATGCAAGCCGCAGGTGAGCAGATAACAGCGGTCAATGCAGCAGTCAACATGAACAAACTCTTACAGATATCGAGTGGTGCTGTGTATACAGACGAAGGAGATGCTTTAGAGTTTGATATATCGCACCGCTATAAAGTATTGCGTGAGGTCATAGACGAATCAAGTAAGAAAGTGCTTGTGTTTGTACCGTTCAAACATGCTATAGATTTAATTACTGACAAACTAAACAAAGATGGCATACGCACAGAGTATATACGTGGAGATGTGTCTGCTCCAAAACGAACCGATATATTTAAACGCTTTCAAACACAAGACGATATACGTGTGCTCGTGATACAGCCACAAGCAGCAGCACATGGTGTAACGCTTACAGCAGCTAACACAGTTGTATGGTGGGGGCCGACCAGTAGTTTAGAAACGTATGCCCAAGCCAATGCCCGTGTACACAGGTCAGGTCAAGATCACAAATGCACAGTCGTGCAACTCCAAGGGTCAGGCATAGAGAAACGTGTGTATAAATTACTGGACAGTAGGATAGACGTTCACACACAAATTATCAGTTTATATCAAGAAATACTTGATTAAGTAATCAAATATCATTATTCTATACCCTTTATCACCAAACGGAGAATGTCTGTGGCATTGACACCAGAAAAATTAGTTGAGACTTACTTGAAGATAAAAGATCGTAGGTCTGAACTATCTGCCAAATATAAGGAAGAGGACTCTGCTCTTACGAATCAACTTGATAAGGTCAAACAAGCGTTGCTTGATTACTGTGCAGAACAAAATGTTGAAAGTGTACGTACTTCAGCAGGTTTATTCTACAGATCAACCAAGACAAGGTATTGGACATCTGATTGGTCGTCCATGTATGAATTTATTATGGAGAATCAAGTGCCAGAGTTTTTTGATAAACGTCTCAACCAAAGCAATGTTAGACAGTTTTTGGAAGAGAATCCCGACCTTGTGCCGAAGGGTCTTAACGTAGACAGCGAATATGCTATCGCAGTGAGGAAGAAATGACAGAAAAATATGTTTCTATATCGGAACTGGCAGACCATTTAGCAGTATCTATTCCTACGATACGTTCTTGGATGAGCAATAAAACTCTACCCAGTGAATGTTATTTAAAGATTGCTAAGACATACAGATTTAAAATATCTGAGGTCGAAGCATCTTTTAAGAAGTCGGAAAAGAAAGAAGCACCGATTGAGTTTAGTGATGAAATGGTAGACTTGGATTTCTAAGTGTGCGTCGAATCAGTATACGCAATAAAAAATTCTCTATCGTGGGACACGGACAACGGACTACGATGGATGCAAACTTCAAGGACATTGTTGTGGTGGATATGGCTAATGTGTCGAGAGTCTATTACGAGGGCGAGTATGAGCAGAATATTCAGAAAGCACCTACGTGTTGGTCTGTCGATAACCAACGTCCCGCAGAAGGTGTCCTTGAAGAAAATAAACAAGCAAACCGCTGTTTAGACTGTACGCACAACATACGTGGGTCAGGACAGAATCGTGGTAGAGCTTGCAAGTTTATACAGAATATAGCTGTTGCTTTTGAAGGACAGTTCGATACTATGTATAGACTAAAACTCCCTGCTACGTCCATATACGGAAAAGCAAAAGGGGGCCATCTACCAATGCAAGAGTACATGAAGTTCTTGTCTAGCAGAGGTAGCGAGATATCGTCCGTTCTAACAAGAATGTACTTTGACTCAAGCAGTAATGTACCAAAACTTTTCTTCAAGCCAATGCGATCATTGACGGGTGAGGAGTTGTCTACGGTGGATGAAATGCAGAACCATGTAGACGCACATATGGCAACCAGTTTTATTGTCATACCAAACTCTCCCTTTGATGTTACTGAAGGCTTTGAACTAAACGCAACGTAAGAAGGAAAAACTCATGTATATATTGAAGCAAGTAGAAGTGTTGTACCCCAAAGTTGACCGTCCCTATAGATTTGATAGCAGTGCAGGTGAACGAGGTAGAAGTGTACCTTGTGACCCTACTGATGACGGTGCAGTATATGAAGTACAGTTTTTGATGGACAAGGATCAAGCAAAAGATCTATGGACTGAAATGTCAAAAGCCTATCAAGAGAAAAAGCAGAAGGGGTGGCCCGCAAAAGTACCTCAACCTGAGAAGTCAGAGGATGATAAATTTGTTGGTAAGTGTAGACAAACCGCTGCTTATGACGGTAACCCTGTTACACCACCTAAAATTTTTGATTCCAAGAACAAGGAATTTCCAGAAGGATTTCAGTTAGGGTCTGGCAGTGTTGCTAACATAGCAGTGACGTTTCACCCACACGGGATGACTGGCGGTGTAAGATTGAGACCAGTTGCTATACAAGTGGTGGAGCTTAAAACACCAGAAGCACGTTCACCATTTGAGGCTACTGATGGTTATAGTCTTGATGGAGGTGAAGCGGTAACAGCAGATATCTTTGATTCGGTTGAAGAGGAAGAACCAACACCAGAACCAAAGAAGGCAGTGAAGAAAAAGGCTAGTAAGCCTACTGATGACGATACAGACATATCTGATATTGTTGATGAGTGGGATGACTAACAGCCAAACAAACCAAGTAGCTAGGAATACCGAAAAGGGTGCTTATGCACCCCTGCTACCCTGCCTTGGAATAAATAATGGATACACAAGAATTTTTAGAAAAGGTCGTGTCAGATGAAGGGTTGTATTGCACGTTTGCATACAACACGCAAAGTAGAAAAAGAGTACAGAAGTTTCATTCCACATTCGCAGAACTTATACAGGAATCTCAGGATTTAGACGAGAAAGGTTACGACTCTTATTTTGCTCTTAGCACATTTAAAGAAAGCGACTCACGTAAGGTTACGAACACACACAAACTTAAATCTTTCTTTTTGGATTTAGATTGCGGTGAGGGTAAAGATTATCCCAATCAATCGGAAGCTATAAAAGATTTAAAAAGATTTTGTAAGACGTGTCAATTCCCTGCACCAATCATCGTTAATTCTGGCAGGGGTATACATGCTTATTGGGCATTGTCTGAACATGTTGTATATGAAGATTGGTCTCCAGTAGCAGAGCGACTAAAAAAACTTTGTGCTACACACGATCTCAAAGCAGATGCCGCTGTTACATCTGATGCGGCTAGAGTGCTTCGTTTACCTAACACGCATAACCACAAGACAGATCCACCAACTCCAGTTAAATGTTTGAGAGGCAGAGGGCTGATAGACTTTGAAGCCTTCGCTACTCTGGTGGGAGATGAACCCATAGGTGAACCATCTAAGATGGAGGACTTTGGTGTTCTGGCACAACGGCTGTTAAGTAACAAAGAAAGTTATTTTAAGGACGTGCTCAAGAAATGCGCTCAGATGAAACACGTATGGCAGAATCCAGAGGATGTGAGTGAACCGTTATGGTTTGATGCAATCTCCATAGTCAAACACTGTGTAGACGGGGGTAGGGATGGAGCACACAAATTATCAAGTAAATATTCTGCATACGATCCAGAAGAGACAGATAATAAATACGACACAACAAAGTACGTGCATAAATGTGAAACTATAAACGAGCACCGTACTGGAGTGTGTGGTGACTGCCCACACTGGAGTAAGAAGTCTTCGCCTATAACATTGGGTATACGTATAAAGGAAGGTAACGCACCCAACATACCTAAATACCCCCCACCCTATTTTAGAGGGGCAAACGGTGGTGTTTACATAAGAACTAAAGATAAAGACGGAGAGACAGAAGAGAGACAGATATACCCTTACGATCTTTATGTAACTAAACGCATAGAAGATCCTGATGAGGGAGAGAGCGTGGTTATGCGACTGCATTTACCAAAAGATCCAATGCGTGAATTTACAATACCTTTGACTGTTGTTACTTCACCACAAGAATTTCGTAAAGGGATGACTAAACACGGTGTTGCCGTAGCGAGGATGGATGACATAATGCACTACACAATTAAATGGATAAACGAATTACAGGCTACTACAGAAACACAAGATGCTCACACACAGTTTGGATGGGTGGGTGAGGAGTTTGAATCGTTCATAGTAGGCGACAAGCAGATATTCGGGGATAGGATAGAGGATAACCCTCCCTCAAAGGCCACTAAGAATTTGTTCTATGCTTTTGAACCTAAAGGCACTTTGGAAGAATGGACAGAGACTGCCAACTTCTACAACCGCAAAGGGTTCGAGTTACACCAGTATATAGTAGCCACATCCTTTGGCTCTCCTCTCATGGCTCTCACTCCTGTAGCTTGTGGCAGCTTGCATTTACACAGTCAGGAATCTGGTCTTGGTAAGACAACCGCTAAACACGTAGCAATGGGGGCATGGGGTAAACCAGAAGAACTGGTGCTTGATAGAGTGGACACCGACTCTAGCTTGATGTTACGTGGTGAGATATACCATAACTTACCATTCTATGTTGACGAACTGACCAACGCAGACCCCAAGGAGTTATCTGACTTTGTTTACCAACTGTCAAGTGGTAGACAGAGAAACCGTATGACAGGAGGCGCGAACTTAGAAAGAAGCAGGGGTGAACCGTGGGCTTTGATTTCTGTTACGTCAGGTAACAAAAGCGTACTAGAATGTATATCTACTGTGAAAGATGCACCAGAAGCAGAGGCACAGAGAATGATGGAGTGCCGACCCATTAAACTATTTGATAATACTTTGAGTAAGGCATTGACCGATAAACATCAGACCAAAGCAAAAAGTGTTTACGGTCATGCAGGGCCAATATACATACAGTGGGTAATCAACAACATAGACGAAACTAGACGTATACTGCTGACGATACAAAAGAAGATAGACGAGAAGGCTGATTTAAAACCTGAGAATAGATTCTGGTCGTGGAAAGTGGCATGTACTTTAGCAGGTGCTCTGATAGCTACAAAACTTGGTTTGATAGATTACTCTAGCAAACGATTGGCTGCATTCGCACTAGAACTTATAGAAGAGAACAAAAGGAACATTGAAGATATGGCAATATCTGTACAGGATGTAGTAACTGCTTACATATACGAGAACTGGGGTAACATACTAAGGATAAAAAGCACTGCTGATCTACGAGCTAGTGATGAGTTGGTTATACCAGAGACAGATCCTAAGATACGAATAGTAGGACGTTACGAACCAGACACTGAACTAATATACCTGCTGCCCAAACACCTCAAGGCTTCTTGTTTGAAACAATCAATAAACTGGGGGTCTTTCGTTAAGGATCTAAAAGAGAAGATGGGTGCTAAATCCACGACTATTCGACTGAGTAAAGGGGTATCTTTGGACTTAGGTGTGTCGAGAGTGTTACTTATAAATTGTAGTGGTATGAATTTGATAGAGCCAAAAGATGTTGATGTTGGATGATTTAGATCCAGACGGTATAAAAATAATAGTTGACTGGAATAGTATGGTAATAAACGCTTCTGTTTTTATACCTTGCATTAACACAAAGAAAACTATCACAGAGTGTAAACGCATATTTGAATTGAAAAGTTGGGGTATAGAAACTAGGATATTAATTGAGGACTGTAAATTAGGAGTTCGTATATGGAGAACTTATTAGTCCCCTAGCAACTGAGATAAGATTGTAGAGTTGTCATACGTATCTCTTTTATCTAAGAAATAACGTTCGTACCCACCTGACATATTAGATGAAGTACCCCTCATCTCTTCAGTATATCTTCTAAAGGCAGATAAAGATTTTTTCATAGATTCAAAAGTTATACGGTTAGTAGTTACATCTCTATACTTACGGTTAAAATCAATGGCTTTTTGAGTTGCTTCTCTTATACCAATCGCGTCACCGTTGTTTATAGCTATGTTGCGATCTCGTAGTATTTTTGCTCGTTCTGCATTGACTTCTTTCTTTATACGCTGTTCAGTATTTTTAAAGTCTTGTTCTTGAGTATATTCAATCGGGGGGAATCCTATAGCACCTGCAAATAAATCTCCCGCATTTAAATCAGAAGCTATTGGATCTCCTCTTCTTGTTAATATGCTCCCCTCTTCAGCGTAACGACCAAGTGTATTTCTATAGGCGTTAGTAATTGCGGGAGGTATAAAATTTTCTATACCCCTTTCAACTTCTCCTGCTCTTAAATTTTCAATCCCTCTTTCAAATCTTTTAGCTGTGCTAAATGCAGGACCACCAAAGTAATAAAATAGATTCTCTTCAAGAGAAGGATTGTAATTAAACCTGTTTTCTTGAAAAAGTAAATTATTTAATCTAATTCTCTCTGAAAAATCTATACCTAATAACTGAACCAACGGACCTTTATACCAACCTTCTGTTAGGTATTGACGTGCCATTGTATCGACATCATCTAATCTAGCTTTACCTTCTTCGTCTTCTTCATAAAGTAAATTAAATGCACCCGCAATTAATTGATACAAACTGTATAGGGGGGCTGCTTGTGCTCCTGCTAACAATATGGACGATGCATGTATACCAATTAACTGTTTTGCTGCTATGTTTCGCTCTAATATTCGTTGCGCTTTCTCAGCCGCTGTTTCGTTTGGTGATGGAGCGTATGCATTATCTAAAAATCTTTTACCTGTTTGGAACATCGTAGTATACATACGCATACCAAAATTTTTGTACATAAATGCAACACGACCAAGACTATCTTGTGATATTCTCGCACCTGTCTCTATTACTGCACCACCGTTGTATTGTGTGGTCATATCCATAGCCTGATCTGCGGCTTCTGCTTTTTGTGCGTCAGTTACGTTTTTAGGATTGCCATCTTTGTCTTTTGGATTGTTTTTAGTTATCTCTCCTAACGCTAAATTGTAAGATGCTACCAAAGTAGTTTGACGGTTAAATTTTTCTCCTGCATTGAACATAATTGCAGACGTGGCAGATATGGAATTTAATGCTTTTGTAAAAGGATTTATGTCAGATGAAGGCACTCTTTTAGCTCGTTCTAAACCTAATTTCTCAGATAAAAACTCCCAAGTTTGGGTAGACTCATCTAACCCTAAAGCGTCTGCTAAAAAGGATTGTGTTAGATAAGATCTTTGGGACGCTCGTTTAACTAATACATCAAGAGGACCAAAAACTTTTTCAAGATTTTTAGGTAGGTCTTTTTTAAGAGTATAATTTACTTCTCCTGTTGGTACGTCATTACCATCTTTGTCTTTTTCAATTACGGGTTCTGCATCAAAATAAGCATCTATAGCATTCCTACTGGAGAAAGTTATACCTGTAGCTTCTTGCATTGCCTGATAAGTTTTAGATGCTCCATAACGGGCAGACAACATAGGGTATACAAACATGGGGAGTTGGCTTACGTTAACTAACGCAGAGGAAGCGTTAAATCCTATTGTATAGATAAACGCTCCTTGGTTTAGATTCCTAGCGATACCGTCAAGCGTTTTGTTTGATGCACCGAATTTAGTAAATTTAGCACGTTTTAACAAGTCATCAACAATCGCATTGGTGGTGCTTTTTTGGTTAGCTGTTTCTAAAGCCCTATTTAACTCTTCACCTTTTTTTACTATTGCATCCTCTACCTTATATATTTCACCTGTTACTTTAAGACGCTCTACTTGGGCACCAAGATCATAGGCTTTTGAACGCATAGCAAATATAGCGTCTTTTTCGTACCCTTCAAAACCTTTTCTACGTGCTAGTGATTTTGCAAAAGAGGTCTCAGGTAGTGCTTTCACAAACAGATCCATTATTTCCTGTTTAACTTCATTCGATGCTTGCGCTTTCTCTAAAGTAGTTAACACTTGGTTTACAAAAGAACCGTCTGGGTTGTTTCTGTAACTGTCAAAACTTATATCACCATCACTAACCGTTATGTTTAATTTTTTGTCGGCTCTTGCTTTCATTGCTTGAGCATCTCTTTCTGCTTCGGTCTCAAACATCAAAACAACAAATGTATCTCGTTCAGCTAATTCTTTACCTTTTTCTACTGGTTGGGAATAAGTCAGCTTGTATTTACCTGACCGCACTAACGGGAAATACACATCTAAAGTTTTATTATCAAAAAGTCTATCGTAAACAGACTTCTTTAACTCGGCAGCAGCTTTTTTATCTTCTCCTACAACTTCATCTAAACGACCCCTGATAACTCTTTCAAGTTGCTTGTACTGCCGTTTGTACATATCTCGCATACCAGTGTATATTTTGTGCCCACCGCTTTTTTCTAATTTACTCCATATCTTTTGTTGTTCGTTCCATATACTAAACAATTCTTTACCGCTTTCTTTGTCAACTTCGTATTTAGATTCTCCTTTTTTGTTTGTTGTTATATATCTATCTTTAGCCTGTTGAAGAGTCAATGTTGGGTCCACTTGGTATATAGTGGCACCATACTCACGGCTGTAAATTAAGTCATTTAACATTTCCATTTCTTTAGGGTTTTTCTTTGCCCAATTTGAAACTTTAGTTACTTCTTCTTTTACTAGCCTGTCGGATTCTGCTTTTTTACCACGCACTGACTGTATTAACTGGTGAAGTTGTGTACCTAAATCACCAAAACCTCTTGCCTTCGCTACATCTCCCATAGTTAAACTATCAAAAGTAGAAAATATGCCTGATTTAGATGCAATGTTAGCCATTTTATCTGTTATATCTAAGGTTTCTCTACCAAAGTCATCTTGAAATTTAGGTGTAGGACGAGCAAAACCTTTTTGTATGTCACCTATCTCTTTGGCAAGTTTCTTTGCACCATCTCGTGATGCGTATGCACTCATAGACCCACTATCTCTAGTAGCCGGGGTAGGCGATAAAAATGCTATAAGTTCTCTATCGACAAGATCTAAGGCAGAATCTAATGGTTTGGTTTCCATACCTGCTATCTTACGTAAGAAATTAGTGATACTTCTAAAGAAACGCCCTAAAGCAGTTATGGGTTTACCATCAGGATATATAGCAGCTAGACTACTTTGGAAACTAGAATTACTTAATGCCTCAGATATAAACTCTTGTAGGTTGTTAACTCCATAGTCACCTTCTAAATTATCTTTGACCTGTTCAAACAATCTATTTAATTGTCTAGTCATGGGGTGAGAGGGTTTATTATCTGTTATGTTATTTACAGCAACGTGCGCTGCTTCATGCAACACCGTGTGTACATATAACCCACCGTCTGTTTCTTTATTTTGGTTTATATAAGCTATGTTACCTTTAGCGTAGTTATCGCCTGACTCCATAATTTCAACTTTAGCGTTTGTTCCTACAGCCCCAGAAAGAACACGAGCAATTTGCTTTACTCTTTTGTCTGTGGAGGTGTTACTTAATTCTTGGAGAGCACCACTTAAATCACCCTCTTTAATTAGAGTTGCTACAGAGTCGTCCACCATACCGTCTAACTTGTTGACATACCCTGTCGGTAATTTATTTTTGAGCATATCAATGGTTTGGCTTGCTAATTCCGCTGCATCTATTAAATCGTCGGATTTCATCGTTGCAAAATAATTATCAGCTATTTCTAAAGAAATTCTTCTGTCAAATTCGTCAGGGTCTCTTTGTTTTGATTTAGTATCTTCTAATTCTTGCATCCGTATAGAACGAAGCGTTGTGTCTAACGTATCTTTTAAAGATTTACCCATACCAGAAAGTTTAGTTTTATCTTTTTTAGATAAAGTTTCTATTTTAGCGTTTACAAGATCATCTACTCTTTGTTGAAAAGGAGTTACTTTTTTAGTTTTATCTTCTTTAGTTTGAACTTTTCTAGCTGCTGCTTGAATTACATTTATTCTTGGATCAACATCGGTTGTATCTCCAACATCGTCATCTCCAACATCGTCTTCTATTGTAGAAACTTCTGCACCTGTGGAAACAACGCTTGTTTTGTCTTGGTCTTTTTTTAACTTTGTTAACTCTGTATCAGTAATAAAAGGTCTTGTTCTATAAAGAGCGTCTGCTCTTGTATCAAAAAATTCATTTGGCCCAGTGTCTGTTCTTGTTTTTGAAAGATCAACTGTTTGAAAATTTATTTTTTCGTTTACGTATCTGTCTAAAAGTTCTGCATTACGAAACGCATCTGTATCAAAACCTTCTTCTAGTCCCTCTTCAACTCTTTGTCTTATAGCAGATATACCATCCCTAGTTGCTTCTAATCTAGCTGCTATTCTGTTTCGCACGGGTTCAGAGAGGTTTTGTTGTGTCCAAGTTATAAGAGCTTCAGCGTTTGCTCCTCCTAACCCTTCGTACACATTTTCTAATGGGTCTATATCCGACCCAAGATCTTCTTCACCTTTTTCTTCTGTTCCTTCTTTAATTTTTTGAGTTTGAGCTTGTTCATCAGCCACTTCATAGATTGCATTAGCTATGGCATCGGTAGGGTTATCAAATTTTTCTACGTAACGATCTACTTTAAGCTGGTTATTATACTCAGCCCTTCTTTGTTCATACGGTACTGTTTCTGCATCAGGATATTTTTCTAACCTTTTTCTAACACTTTCTTCATATTCTTCTTTTGTGCCAATTTGTTTATCTACTTTTTGTGTTGCTTTTTGTTGTTGTTTTAATCTTTGTAGTTTGTCTACGTCAAGTGATTCTACCTTTGGGCCAAGTATGTTTTTTATAAACTCTGGTGTGTTACCTTCTCTAAATCTAAGTTTTTTTGTGTCATTATTTATAGCAATAAATTCGTCCATTGACTTAATATCGAACCCTTCACTATTTTGTTCTGCTATTTGATTTATAGTCCCTTTTGGGTTTAGGTTAGATAAATAACTAGCAAACCGAGGATCGTTTAATGCACCTCGCTCTTCTGTTTTTCGTACATCAGTAGTTCTAACACCTTTTCCATCACTAACCACTCTTGCATCGTCAGTTTCTGTAACTGTAGTGACATCCTTTCCAGTTTGGCCTGATGTATCATCTGAAACGCCAGTTCCAACTCTTGTTTCGTCAACTCTTGCATCATCAGCCTCCTTTTGAGATCTACGCATTAGTTCAACTTGTATTGCTTCGTTATTTTTTTCTGCAATAAGTCTAGCTTTTAGTTCTTTGGTGCTAACAGCCGATAAATCTTCTTTTCCTGTAGCATCAGTAGTCTCTCGTTCTTTTTTACTACGTAGCATTGCAGCTTTAAGATAAATATTTTCTTTTCCACCATAACTTTCCACTATGGCAGCTAGTTCTGCATCACTAGCACCCGCATTAATAGCAGCATCTATTTCTGCATTTATTTCTTTTATTAATTCTTCTGCTTTTAGTTCAGCCTCTTTATCATACCTTTCTAACATAGCTTGGTATTCTAGGTTAGCATCTTCCTCTTCAGTTATTATTGTTGGATCTTCTTCAGTTACTTTTCCTTCTTCTCCTGCAACTTCATCAATAATTTTTTTATCAATGTCAGCAGCTTCTTCTTTTGTAACTACAGCAGTAGCATCGAGCCTTGCCTCTTCGTCAATGCCAGTAGCACCGAGCCTTGCCGCTTCATCAGTATCAACAGTTGTATCTGTGTCTGTATCTGTGTCAGGTGTTCTGTCCTTTCCTTTAACAAGAAAATCAACAAGTCCTTGGAATATACCACCCGCAGTACCGCCTATGAACGCTTCTTCTAGCACTCCAGCATCTACTAGCTCTTTTTCTGGGTTGTATCCTTGTTCGATAAGATTCTGTAATATTGCGGCTGCACCTTCTTGTGCGCCCTCTACCACTGTTGTCCCTGCTGCACTTTGTATTCTACTTTTTATACCGTCTATAGATTCGGGACCAAGTTTGTTTAACACTTTTTGTATTTCAGGAATCTGTAAGTTTTTACCTAAATCTCCAAACCTATCAAGACCTTGGAATATTCTGCCAAGTGGTAATACTTCTGTGGCTCCTACAGCAATACCTTTTAAAGCTGCAAGACTACGTTCTCCTTCAGTTGCACCAAAGTCACGAGCACGTTCACTAGCTTCACCAGCACCAGCACCAGCAGCTAAAACACCCGCAGTAGGAAGAGCAGAACCACCAAGAAATGCGGTAGGAGCTAGGGCTGCTATAGAGCCAAGACCAGCAGAGATTTGAAACGGTAGGGATTCTTCGTCTGCTCCTTTTAGAGCTTCTATATCGAAGAAGTCTTTGATTTTTTTACGGGCTGCAAGTTCGTTTTCTTCTTCAAGAAGAGTAGCAGCACCTATTGCAGAAGTTTCTAAAAACCCTGTAAACCCTGTGCCAAGACCTTTGCCTATATTTTCAAGTATGCCCGCATCAGAAACAGATTTACCATAACGTCTTTCTAATATAATATCTTGTATTCTAGCTCGTTCTTTAAATAGCTCATCAACTAATTCTTGATTACCACGTTCAGAATATTTCTCTATAGCACGATCTATTTGAGCTAAAGTAGCCATAAATTTTAAGTCGCATCTGCAATAATTTTTTCAAGAGGACTTTCTACATCTTCGTTTTTATCTTTAACTTCTTGTTTAGCCGTTGTACCTATAAATCTTGTTAGTCCTGATACGCCACTTAATTCATCTAAAAGTTTTTTAGCGTTTTCGTAATAAAATAAATTTACTTTATCTTCATCATTAAATTCTTTTTTACCCGCAGCTCGTTCAGCAGCTACAGCTCTTCCAGCTACAAATCGCTCATCGGTAGCAAGTAACGCCTGTTGTGTGGCACGAATATCTTCTATAGCTGTAATAGCTTCAATCTCTAACTGATCTCTTTGTATGTCATTGTTTATAGTACCTATTTTTTCTTGACTTCTTATTCTTATTGCATCTAAAGCTCTTGCTAGTTTGTTGTTGTTAGCTTCTAAACGCATTTTAAATTCTCTATCTGCTGCTTCTGCATCTCTAGCAGATACGTTAGCTAAAGCTGAATTTGCATCAGACCTTTCTTTTAAAACATCTCCGTATATTTGAGCAGCTACAGTCCTTCCATCTTTGACTATCTGCCTATCCACATCTATTGCTTGTTTATCTTTTTCTAAATATTCAAGAAGAGATGCACGTTCTGCGGCTTGTGTGTCTCTACCAAATCTTTCAGCCGCTAATACACCAGTCCTAGCAGTGCCTCCTTGTATAGCTCCTTCAATAAAGGCTTGACCCCTTGCTCTTCTTCTAGCTTCAGGTGAAAAACGCTCTGCATCAAAGTCTTCAATTTTTTGTAGTCTATCACCTAATCTCGATGCTATACCTGTCCTATCAACATCTTTGTAGTAGTCTTCTAATTGGGAGTCCATTGCTGCTTGAGGATCTCTTTTAGAAGCATCTTGTAAATTACCTAAAACTCCAGTGCGTTCTAAAGCACCGCTAACTTTTGTTTTATCTATACCTTCTCTAGTGGGAGTGGGTTGAGATAATATACCTGCTATTGCTGTATCCGTAGCACTTGGCTCTTGTCCTGTTCCAACTTGACCTATACCTTGACCTTTACTTTTATCTTCAGCTTCTGTAGCTACTTTTTGTTCTTCTTCAGTTATTGGAGTAGCATCATCGCCAAGAAGTGTATCCACAGCACTAATTCCTGCTGTTGTTCCAATAGCTATTGCACTAGGGTCAAGTTCTCTACCACTTTTTGGCCCCGGAATTGTAATTTCTTTTGCTTTTGGCCCCGATGACACTCCTGCAACTGGCTCAGTTCTTCTTTCTCGTCTAAATACTTTATCTGCAAGTCCTTTAGCGAAATTGAAAACTTTACCTGCTGGTCCGGGCACTTTTGCATTTTTAAAAAAATTAACAACTTTTTGGTCTATTCGTCTATTTCTAAGTTGGTCATAAGCTATAACACCAGCAAGACCTAACTCATTAAAATTTTCTGTTACAAAATTAATAAAATTGTCAAGAGCACCTTGTTCTTCATCTGTTGTTTCTGTTGCAGCAGGGACAGTAGCACCTCTTTGAAAACCTAGTATTCCACCCTGTGACATTTTCTGTAGGGCAGGACGAGGTATGGGCATAAGTCCACCTGCACTAGCAACTAAAATTTCACTTTGAGGACCACTAGAAATAGTAGGAGTGCCCACTTCTCGTAAATTTTTACGACGATCTTTTTCACGTTCTGTCATTACTTTGTCCATTGCAGCGGCTTTTTCTCTGGACACTAAAGCAACAGCTTGGTCAAGATTTTGTTCAATTATATTTTTATCAGCTAACTCTTGAGCAGCATTTATTTGTCTTGCACCTGCTTCTGCTGAAGATACAACATTTTCTAAAGCAGCAGCGTCTACTATGGCTTTAGTTACACCTTGTCTAGCTGCTAAAGCATCAGGATTACCGCCATATATAGTTTTACGAGCGTCTATTTGATCTTGAAGAGTACCTATGCCAACTGTTGCTGGTGCAGGAGCTACGTTTTGTTGTGGGATCATATTGTGTAATTCCCTTGATTTTGGTTGTCAATCTGTTGAGTTGTCATACTCAAATCAGTCACTGGTACAGAACTTGGATTTGCATTATCAGGTATATTATTTGCAGGTTGCCCAGAAAGGTTTAACCCAAATAAATCACCTAAACCGCCAACATTACCAACTAATTCATCTATTGTTTTAGTGCCCGTTAAAATTTGAGACAACGTGCTAGGTTGTGAATATTGCACTGACTGCGCTTCTAAAGGTAAACCTTGTAATAAAGACTGCATGTACTGAACTTGCTTGTACGGGAAGTCTCTTTCTTCTTCAAACTGCGCCATGTCTGCGGATAGACCTTGTTGTTCTATCGCTCTTTGTTTAGCACCTGCTGATCCAAATCCACCAAGAACTTCAAACCCGTACTGGTTAGCCATTTGTTGAGCAGCTTTTTCGCGTTCTTGTTCTACATTAAATTGTTGCTGTGCTCTGTTAAATGCATCTCTGTAGCCTTCTCCAGTTATTCTAGCAATACGATCTGCTAAACCACGTCTACCTTCTGCCTCCATGACTGCTTGACGTGAACCACCAAACGCACCTGCTCTGGTCAATCTACCTGCGTCTGCTACACGTTGTATTTCTGCTTGTCGCCTAGCTTCATCTATCTGCGGTTGTAAAGCAGTCATTAGATATGGATTCATGTATTGGGTAGCTTGTTCTGTGCCGAAAGTGGTTGGGGTAAAAGCACCCATAGTTGGTGTTTGTAGTGCACCAATACCTTCAAATGCTTTTTGTTGTAAGGGCGTAGTACCTGCTGTAAGCGGTCCTTGAAACTCTTGGTAAGGTTGGCTAGCTAGAGCTTGTCCTCGTCCTAGCATCTCTGTTACATATGGTCCTACATAACTAGATAACGAAGACTCTTTACCTGCAACTTGATTTACACCACTATCAGTTGTTTTTGCAGCCGCAGAAGATAAAAGATTTGTACCTGTTATAGGATTTTTCGTTCCATTGCTAAATTTAGCTATACCACCTTGTGCCATTTTAGGCATAAATTTATCGGGGTTTATTTGGGTGCCTTGTGCTTTTTTACCTGTACGTGCCATACGTACATTGTCCATCATACCGTGCAGTTGTTTAGCACCTGCATCAGAGTTACCGTTACCAAGATGACTTACAACGTCAGCAGGAATAACAAACTCACCGTCACTCAAACGTGCTTCTTGCCCCCCATCTATACGTGCAGGTACAACGTCTGCCATACCATCAGTAGAACCAGACAAATAACGTCCTTGACTTAAATTAGTTATGCCACCAGTAGCCATAGGTTTAACTAATTTATTACGTTCTTCTAAAAGTTTTCTTTGTTGTGCAGCTTGCGCTTGCGCTTGAGTCATAGATGGAGCAGAAGTATTAGGATTTTCTGCAAACTGTAAGTCAGTAAAATAACGTTGATTTCTACCACCAGTACGTCTTTCTGGATCAGTGTCTACACGTTCTCTAACCGCTGTATAGTCAGGAATATCTCCCTGATACCCTACTTGGGGTATGTTAGCATCAAGAAGACCTGTTTTGTCAGCAAGGTATCCGGCCCCTAAACCCAGTGCTAAATTACCTAATTTATTACCCGTACCTGTAGTAAGAAAATTTCCTGCTTGTGTTGCAGCACTGCCTACAGAACTTGTAAAATCATCCCAAAGACTACTCATTAATCTTCTCCTATTAACCGTAACAGCGCATTGTTACGTCTTATCAAACCACCTTTTGCAAATGGCCTTAACTGTGGTTTATTTTGTTGGTTCTGTGGTGTTATTGGCACCACGTTACTATCCCCGTATGGCGAAAACAACTGCGTTCTGTTTGTAGGTGCAAATATACTCTGCCCACTTATATCGTATAAATACGGTATATTAGCTACACCCATCTGTTGCGTTGTTGCTGTTTGTGGTTCTTCAAGCAACAAATCTCTTAAAAATTGATCTTCTCTTCTTTGTCTTGTTTGTTCAGCAGCAGTGCTTTGTATCTGCTGTTGTGTTTGTATTGCCTGTTGTGTAGCTAACTCTTGGGCTGTTTCTATATCTTGTTGTGTCTGTGCAGCCTGTTCATATAAACCTGTGGGGGCAAAACGTCCCTGTAATGCAACATCTTGCCCTGCCATAGCCTGTTCTAACATGACTTGATCATTTATGTCAACCACGCCATCTTGATTAACATCATACTGTAATTGCTGTTCAGTGAGAACTGCTAATTCTGTCGTTGCTTCTTGTTGAGCTATAACATCTGCAACAAAATCTATGTCATCTTGCGTTACTTGTTGGGCAGGTTTACCTACAAACTCTGATACTAACTGTATATCACTAGAAAGTTCTGTCTCTACTTCACCCAATCTACTAAGTAGCGTCTGTTCTGTTTCACCTATAGCTTCTAGTAATTGTGTTCTGGTTAATCCTAAGTCTGTGGCAACCTGATCTATAGCACCTTCTAAGGCTTCGTCCCTTGCTATTCCTGCTTCTTCTGCTTTAGTTACTTGATCTGTAATACTATCTACAGTGCCTTGTACATCACTTATATCACCTGTTATTTGTTCTACAGCGTTATTTACAATACCTTGTACTTGTGCCTCTGTTAGGGTAGATAAATCAGCGTTATTTAATGCTGTTGCTATAGCATTTTGCACATCTTCAGTGGATATACCAGCAGGTAGATTGGCTAATGCTGTTGCTATAGCATTTTGCATATCTTCAGTGGATATACTAGCAGGTAGACCGTCTAACACTCCCTGCACTATCTGTTTTATTTGATCTTCTGTAAGACCTGTATCTGGATCTACACCTGTACCTACTGGATCTGCATCTGTACCTACTGGATCTGCATCTGTATCTGCACCTGTGTCTCTATCTAAATTTGTAAAGTTTCTAGCATTACCCGAAATTGGTACTGGTGCCCAATACTCTGTATTACCTAATCCAGCACTGTTAGCAATTATTTCGCTTTTGGCTCTATAATAAACACCATTTCGATTTACAATATCACCTTGTCTATACTCAAGATTGGGATCGTAGTCTATAGTAACTATTCGTTGCCAATAATAATCATTACCTAATCCAGCAGTATTTTTGTTTACAAGTCTATCTGCTCTATAAAGAACTCCATTTACATCAGTAACAACATCCCCTTCAAGATAGTCTTTTTCTTTACTAAACTGTGGAATACTTGTGGTAGCAGGAGTAGGTGTGGTGGTAGTAGGTGTATCGTCTGTATCTTTACCCCCTGTATCGTCTTTACCACCTGTATCGTCTGGAGCTACGTAAGGATTACCATCTTTATCGTAGAATTCTTCACTTAATGTTTCACCATCTTCACCTGCAATACGATACCTACCTTGTTCATCTGGACCAACTAATTCACCAGCAGTATAGGTAGTAGTGGTAGTAGTAGTAGTAGTATCTGGAGCTACATAAGGGTTACCATCTTTATCGTAGAATTCTTCACTTAGTGTCTCACCGTCCTCACCTGCAATACGATACCTACCTTGTTCATCTGGGCCAACTAGTTCACCAGCAGTATAGGTAGTAGTAGTAGTAGTAGGAGCTACGTAAGGATTACCATCTTTATCGTAGAATTCTTCACTTAGTGTTTCACCGTCCTCACCTGCAATACGGTATCTGCCTTGTTCATCTGGACCAACCAGTTCACCAGCAGTATAGGTAGTAGGCTCTGGTTCAGGCTCTAAATTTAAGCTATCTATAAAATTTTGAACTCTAGTTTGGTTATCTAAAGGTTCGGTATACTGACGTATAAGTTCTGCTCTTTGTTCGGCAGTCAGTGTTACATCTATATCTCCTATAATTAAATCAAGTTCTTCTTCAGTTAACTGACGAGGATCTACATATTCATATATTCCTTGACCGATAGTGCTATCACCAAAAGTATTACCTATAAACTGATCTACTTCTGCTTCTGTAGGTACATAATCTTCATCTGCAAATACCTCTTTTGCTTCAAAAGGACTAATATAATTTTCGTCATCAATTTCGTTTAATATACTTGTATATACACGAGGAGAACTATCAGTGGTTATTCCTACGTTATCTAATACTTGAATTACTTCAGTTTCAGTAAATACAGGAGTGCCGTCAGAATTAAGTGTTAGTGCATTGTTAACTTGAGGATTAAATAAAACTACTGCATTAGTAGCAATACTGTTTTCAGAATTTGCTCTAGCAGGTATATATTCTCCTTCTAGTACTTCACCACTAGGCGTAGTAACAGAATTTTTATAAGCTCCTTGAATATAATTTTCTCTTAATATATAAGGTATCTCAATTCCTGCTTCTGCTAAATTTAACGATGTATCTACCGCCCACATAGATGATGTCATAAGAGAAGAAGACTCAAGACCTAAAACTGCTCCAAGCGTTGCAGAAGCGAAAGCATCTTTAGGTCTATCTATACCTGTAACATTATCTGGGTCTAAATTAAGAAGCTGCTTATTTAGATTATCTGTTTGTGCTCCTTCTTCTACACCTTCTCCAAAGGCTTCTTTTAACCATGAATTAGCTAATTCTCTTACATCGGTAGTAAAATTTTTCCCTGTGCGTTCTGCATAACTTTTTATTTGTTTCCAAACTGTGCCATCAGCTACTTTAGATATTTCTTTAATGGCTTTTTTACCAAATATTTTTTCAAGCGTTAGTTTGTCTGCTGCTGAACTAAATCCCATTGCACCCATCATTGTTTGTATAGATGCGCTAAACATTCCTTGTTCTTGACCAACTTCAATAGCTCGTCCTCTTATAAACTCCATGTTTTCTGGAGTCTCTACTAAACTTTTAAGGTATTCTTGAGCTTTTTCGTTGTACTGTTCTTCAGGTAAAATGCCATCACTAACTTGTTGGTTTAGTTGTTTTGTATAATTTTTAAACACATCTGAATTTTTATACTTGTTATAAAGCACTTCATACTGAGTTTCCATTGCAGCATTAAAACCTTCACTTACACCCAACCCATAGCCTTCTGCAAAATCATAAGCAAAACCAGCGGTAAGGCCAGCTTTAACAGCCATGTCTTTTATTCTGTCTTGAGATAATTTAATGTATTTGTCAGGAACGGCTTTATTTAATCCTTTTAAATACTTTTTAGCCCCCATAGTAGCAATCATTTGAGTAAGTATACTTGGGACTTCTTCAAATACTTCACTAATCACTTCTACAGCAACAGCTATTGGTGCTTCTACTATGGCTCCTGTCATAGATCTAACACCGTTAACAGCACCATTAAATCCTGTTATAGCACTTATTCTATCTTTGGCTATTTCTTCTATCTTATTAGCATCCCAACGAGTAGTTGCTTCTTCTCCTGTATAAAGTTTTCCATCAGAACCTACATAACCTTCGGTGGCTACTTTTTCTCTTTCTTCTCTTACCCTATCATCAGTTGCAAGAAGGATATTTAAAAAATTAGTTTCTTTTATTTCTTCTATTGTTTCTTTTTTAGTAGGAACGGTTATAGTATCTACGTCTATGTAGCTACTCATATACTCATCAAAGGCTTTCATGCTTTCTGCTATTTCTGGACTTCTTCCACTTTCTGCTAATTTATTAATATGTTCTGCATACCTAGCAAATTCTGCATTTTCAAAATAAAGATTCTCAGCTTCTAACAGACCGTTAGCCATTTCAGCTATGTTTTGTGAGGCTTGTAAAAAACCTTCACGAGCCATTTCGCTAAATAAACTTTCTTTTGTACCTTCATCTAAAGATTTTTCTGCCACAAAAGATACAGCTAAATTATAATAAGCAGCACCAAGAAAATCTTTTAAAGTGACAGCATATTCGCTAGGTGTGTTAATCACCATATCAGCAAAGGCTCTAGGTTTTTCTTTTCTAAAAATATCGGTAATTTGTTCTATTACAGTAATAAAACTTATAGGATTACCGTCAACACCTATAAACTGTCCGTAATCATTTACAGCAAAAACGTCTTCAGGAATATAAATTCCTTCGTCTTCCATAGCTCCTCTAAAGTTTACGATTATACCCTCTTCAAAATCAGACACTCCGTTACCATTTATATCAGTATCACTTGTTTGATCTTTAGGTAGTTTAGAAACTGTATCAGCAGCAACTATTATTTCGCCTATCTCTTTAAATATCCCACCTTCTCCGGCTAATATTGATCCTGCTTGTGCCGCAACATTTCCTGCCCCTCCTGTGGGTATACCTACAGTCGTGCCTCCTATTATTGTGCCTTTAAAAACAGGAAATAAGTCACCAAGAGTTGTTGTTGTTTTAAAATCTGGAAACCCCGCTGCTTCAGCCCCCATTTCAATCCCTTGGGCAATTCCCGGCAACGCTCGTAGCCAATCACCTGTATTTAAACCTTCTCCTGACAGGGCTTTAACTCCTGTATAAATAGCACCTACAACAGGAGCAAACATAGAGACTACGCTTACAATAGGGTCAAGAAAGTCCCATCCACTAGGATCAAAGTCATCAGTAGGACCACCTTTTGTACCACCTAGTTGACTAAAAAACTCATAATCATCATAGTCGCCATAAAATTGATTATCAGCGTCATAAAGGTGGTATTCTTTTGTTTCTTGAGAGCCAGACGTGTCGAGATAAAATTTGTCGTTTATTTCTACAAACTTTAAATTATTAGGAGTAAACTCAGGGTTATATAAAGCGTTTATTTCTTGTACAAATAGTCCTTCGTACTCCTCTTCACTTATTTCTTTACTATCGTACAAAGAGTTTAAATATCGCAGTTTGTCTTGGACGGGTAGGTATGCATATGTCTCTACAAATGCAGTGCCATCATTCTCACGAAAATCATTTAGTTCGCTATAAAAAGCATCTCTAGTTTCTTTAAATCGTTCAACAACTAAATTTTGTGCTGTATCAACTAACGGCCCTTCTGCAAACTTTTCTTGGGGTAACTCAGATAGTTTTTCTAGTTCTGCAAATACTTTATCAGGATCTACACCTTTAGCTAACGCTTTTCTAAACTCTCCCCACGTTATAGCTTTACCTATAGAAGCAGTATCATCTAAATAGTTATCATCAAAATTAGGATGACTTTGATTTTCTACAAACTTACGTAATATTTCTTGTTTACTTTCATCAAACCAATCTTGATCTGCAAGACTTTCTCCACTCAAAGTACCTATCTGGTTTGTATCTCTTAGATATGTTTTATCGTTGATGTATAAATCGTATATGTTGTCATATCCACCTACATCAGGGTTGTAATTTGGGTTAGGTTCAAAGGCTTGCGTTTCTGGATTCCACAATTTTTCTATGTCTGTACTCGCAGCAAGAATATCAGGTGGGGTAATTCCTATAATAAGAAAATCACCTACGGATGAATCTAAACCTGTTAAATCATCTAAGTATTCTTCGGTAACATTACCAAAAGAAGGAAACACCGTTTCTTGTAAACGGTTGGACATATAAGGATCAAACGTATTTGCATACGCGATGTAAGATTTAGGAAACCACTCTGGAACAGCAAAAGGGCCAGACCCTGCTACCCCTTGTTTAGGATAACGAGCTAAAGAAAACTCTTCAGTAAAACGATCTCTAGGCGCACTGTCTTGCCATTCTTGAAATAGTTCTGTATTTGATAACTTATATTGAAATTCATCATCTTCAAGAAAATTCCAGTAAGAGTCACTTTCTGTTGCTTCAGATTGATCTGGGTTATTAGGAAGTGTTTGATCTAAAGTGTCATTTGGATCTTTTTCTTCTACGTCAGCCACTATGTAACCTCCAGAATACTGGCTACTACATGAAGCCTATTAGCTGTTGCAGCTTGTACTTTTAATATCTCTCCTGTCTGTACAACAAGTGGTGCAGTTAGTAATTCTACTGTTGTATTAGCACTTACAGCTTTTACCTTGAACAAACTGAATATTGCATCAGAAGCATTGGTAATAGTGACTGTTATAGTATCTCCACTACCAGAATCATCAGAGACTAATATAGATTTGACAATACCTGTTGTAAGTGCAGCACACGTATACAACGTAGTTATGTCAGTAGTAGTAAGATCAACCTTTGCATTTACGTATGTATTAGCCATTAGCTTATAAACCAACTCATTGCTTCACCCTGATTTACCAACGTGTCGTTACGTAACGCATCGTCTAACTGGTTAAAGTACAGACGCAGGGTATTATTAAATCTATCAAATGCTTCTTGAGAATAATCAATAGGGGGACGAGGTAGTACAGGAGCACGAAAATCAATGCCGTAATCTGTAAGATCTGTAGACATTACCGCCTCCCGTCTGGTCGCATATCAAGCCGTGGCGAACCCAGTTGCCAAGTTACACCTGTTTCCGTAGATTCTATTTTAAAAGAAACTTGTCTACCGCGTACACGTAAAAATATCTGTTCTGTAAACTGTTCTATAGGTGTGGTTACAGTTCTTGTTACGGTGCCACTACTATTGCCGCTTTCAGATAACGGGTCATTAAAACCAGACCCAGAGTTTTTCAACGCGGATACAGACATAACAACAGAGGGTGAATCTGATGTAGATCCTGAGAATGTAACATCAGGCATCATACGAGATATTAACATTAGATTATGCCCATCATCTAAATCAAACTGGGCAGAACTTATAGATGCGTTTATAGCAGCAGGGGTAGCTGTTTCTGCATTATCCACACCTACTTCATGTTGTACTAAATTATTACTGCTACTGGTAGCGGCTCTAGGAAAGTCATTTATACCTACATCTAACCAAGCAGTCCTAGCAAGAGTTCCGTAATACCATATACGCTGGACATAATTATATATAACGTACCTGTCATTAGTAGAACTAGAAGCAGACGGATAAAACCACCATATTTCATCAAAACCCTCATTAGTACCAGCAAATATCTGCTCTGAATTATCTAAATTTATGTCATTAAACACATACTTTTTGACATTACATGGAAGCACTTTTGTTGTTCCGTCATACATGTAGAACTTATCTTTACCAAACCAGTAAGCTACGTTATCAGCTACAGCCACACATTTCTGCGATATGATAGAAATGTTTTCACCAACTAATTGAGAAGTCCATACGGTGGGTGCGCCTACATACTGTAATGCGTATATCGAAGAGTCAGTCCAAACTAATATCTCTTGTCGTATCTGGTCGGCAGCTATTATCTCAGAACCTCGTGATAACCTTAAACTACCTGCCTGATTAGTAGCAGAAGGGGTCCAATTAACAGCGTTTTCTTGGTCAGACCACCGCAATAAAAGAGGGTCTTGTGCTGAACTACCTAGCGTATTCGCACCAAAACAAAATACAAAACGATTGTCAGATACAAGTATTATATTTTGTGCCGTGGGTATGTTAGAAGCACCAGATTCTGCACTTAATAAAGTAGCTCTGGTGGACAGAGGAGTTGATTCAGACGCATCCCAGAAAAATAACTGACTGCCTTTAAATCCAATTATTAAATCTTCTCCAAAGTTACCTTGACTCCATACTCTTAACCTTTCTACACCTGTACCACCTACACCCCAAGTGCCTTCTCCCCAATCACCCGCACCCCATCCTTCAAGCGGAACGGCTAATTCTGCTCCTGTATTTACCTGATAAGCTGCTGATACAGTGCCTCCACCAGAAGCACTAGAACTCGCTGCGGAAGAAGCTGTTATGGTGTATGTATTACCTGTGCTGTACGTTATTTGAAACTCACCGTTTAGTGTTAATCCTCCAACAGCAGAAGCTCCACTAAACGTAACAAAATCATTATTTTTATATCCACCGTTAGCATCTGTAACAGTAACAGTAGTAGACCCACTAGAAGTAGCAAACGGTCCTGAAAGAGACACAGTGGCACGTAGAGGTGTTACATCATTATACTCACCACCACGTTCTATATAATATTTAAGGTGTGTGCCTACACTAGTTAGTTTTAAATTAGCTAAAGTAACCCATGAGTGTAAAGAACGACAGACACCTAAAAAAGTGTTATCAGATAGACGAGTCCAACCACCGATCTTCTCAGGCATACCCTGTCTAAAACGCACTTTATCGCTTTCGTACCAACCGCCTTCACTGGTGTAACGAGTGTTTTCACGGTCAACTCCGGGCTTGAAAGCTATCTTTTGTAACGGCATATGTCACCTACACATGAGTCCAATCTTTACCTTGCCATAATAATGCTTCTGCTTCCCTGCGTCTAACCAACCCATCTAAAACTTTGCCGCCAGCCCTATTCCATCTTCTAATTTGATAAGGAATATCAGCGCGGCTGCTGTCAGTGTTGTCATTAATGCGAATAAGAAGAGTAGATTCCCGAAGGTTAGTTCCACCAAGATTGTATACCCAAGATACGAGCGCATCGAATTCATTTTGTTGGAGAGGTACATTAACGTGTTTGTGTACTGTCTTTTCAAATTCAAACAGGTCATCCTCCAGAAAAGCATCAGCCTCGTCTTGCGTACAGGTATCCCCTTCTTGAACTCCTTTAGTTGTTCCCCAGCCAATTGTCCAAACTGACGCGCTGCATTGATAAGCCTCCAGCTTGCAGCCTTCAAATTTTTTAATGAGGGCAACACCTTCTGCGCTAGTCTTCATTTTTTCCAGCGTTTAATGCAGCCGACACATTAATATACGCTTCGTTCTTATCAGGCGTAGATTTGTCATCTGCTACGTAACGTCCTTTGTTGTCTCGCGCACGAACACGTTTGAACTCGCGCCCAAAAAATAACTTCAAATGTTTTTCATATAGCCAACCAATCATTTTTCTCTCGATACTCCTTGTACTTTTTCAACGCTTCTCATTGCACCAAGTCCTAACATACCCATCAGCACAGGCATCATAGTGCTTGTATCAATAAGCGGTATTGTAATGTTAGACTCA